ACTCGGCGGCGTACTCGGCGGCGTACTCGGCGGCGTACTCGGCGGACTCGGCGGCGTCCTCGGCGTCCTCGGCGGCGTACTCGGCGTACTCGGCGGCGTCCTCGGCGGCGTACTCGGCGGCGTGGGACGGGGCGCTCGAACTGCTCGACGCCGTTCTGTCACTGTGAGCTTCATTCCGCTCGGCCTCGCGATGGCCGTATTCGTCGGCTCGTTCTGCTTCAAGTCCCGCTAGCTCGTCTCTCCCGTAAGGTCAGCAGCGATGTCTGCGCCGTTACAAGGCTAGGGCATCCCGCGCTAAACGCGCGGCCGGTTCGAGTCCGGGCACGGGGGATTTGAATACCGCTACCCTCGAACGCTTCAACGCGAAACACGTACTAGCTCCGGTAACGGGCTGTTGGCTGTGGGTGGCCCACGTTGACCGGAAAGGTTACGGCAGATTCTCTAACCAATTCCGCCGTATCGAGTACGCTCACCGCGCCAGCTACACGCACTTCGTTGGCCCAATCGCGCCGGGCTTAACGCTGGATCACTTGTGTCGGCAGCGCAACTGCGTTAACCCGCAACACCTAGAGCCTGTGACTCGCGCCGAGAACGTCAAACGCGGAGCGAGAGCGACGGATACGCACTGCCAACGCGGCCATAAGTTTACGCCCAAGAATACGTATAGGTGGCGGGGCGATGGTCGGCGTCGATGTCGCGCGTGTAACACGCTCATGGCGCAACTACGTAAGTAGCGCCCACCCCCTTTGCGCGCTGCACGTCATGCGCGCACGTCAGCGACCCTGGCGGGCGCTGATGTCCAAGGCTCTGCCTCTGCGGTGCGGAGCCTTGGACACGAACGCCCGTCACTTATCCCGCCAGAAGGAGGACATCCGTGCTTCACATCGACGAGAACGTCACCATCACAACGCCTTGGGCCGACGATGAGGACAGCCCCGTGCTCGACAACTTCGAGGCGCACGTCGATATCCGCGACGAGAACGCGCTCCGCGCTTGCACCGTGATCGTGCGCACCGTAGGCGACACCGTTCAGATCGAGGTTCAGCGGATCGAGAACGATCCCCGCGTGGAGTTCATCCTCCCGTGACCTGCCTCGACTGTCCGGGGGATCACGTCTGCGACCTGCTGATCGTAGGCGCAGGCCCCGCCGGTCTAGCGGCCGCGGTCAACGCGGCCAGTGAGGGACTCTCCGTCATCGTGCTGGAACGCGCGCACGTCGGCGGTCAGGCTTCGAGCTCGTCGCACATCGAGAACTACCTCGGGTTCGCGCAAGGACTCACCGGAGCCGAGCTGGCCGAGGCAGCACGCGAGCAGGCGCTTAAGTTCGGCGCGCTCATCCACGCGGGGGCGCACATCATCGACCTGCGCCCCGACGAGTACGGGAACCAACAGGCGCTCTGCGAGAACGGCACCGTCTATCGGTGCGCGTCGGCGCTCATCGCGTCAGGTGTCACCTACCGACGCTTGGACGTTCCCGGCATCGAAGGGCTCGTCGGGCGGGGCGTCGAGTACGGAGCCTCCCCGAGCACGGCTGAGGACTACCGGGACCGCCGGGTGTTCTTGGTCGGCGGTGCGAACAGCGCAGGCCAGGCCGCGATCCACCTGGCGAAGCACGGAGCCGACGTACAGATCTTGACGCGCTCGCCGCTCTTCAAGTCCATGTCCTTGTACCTGCTCGAGCGGATCGCCAAGTTGGACAACATCACGGTGCGCGAAGGTGCCCGTGTCGCCGCCGTTCGCGGCGAGTATCCGCAGGAGCTGTCCACGAGGCCGGGCGCGGTCATCCCGTACCTGACCGAACACCGCCTGTCTCACGTCACAGTCTCGGAGCCTTCGGGAGTCACGACCGAACTCGCATCGGCGCTGTTCATCTTCATCGGCGCGGAGCCTCACGTCGAATGGGCGCAGGTGCGCACCGACCCGCGAGGCTTCATCCTCACCGGGAACGACGTTCCGTTGCTCCTGTCTGATCTAGCGGACGGCAAAGGCGAGCGCAACATGCACAACCGCTCGTACCTCGAAACGAGTCTGCCCGGCATCTTCGCCGCGGGGGACGTTCGGTCGGGATCGGTCAAGCGCGTGTCGGCTGCTGCCGGCGAGGGCTCGATGGCCGTCTCGATGATCCACCGCTACATCTCATCCCGCCAGAAGGAGGAACCGCATGTCCACGTCAGTTGAGGAGATCGAGGCGAACATCGCCGTGCTCGCCGAGAAGGAGGCACGACTCGACAGGCGCATCCGCGCAACACAGGCCGTGGCCGAGGGCAATCTGGCCGCGCTCCGTGACCTGCTCGACGACGCGAACGGAGCGTTCCTGGAGTACCTCAAGTTCCGCTCGTGGGGCGACCCGATCCATCACGTCCCGACGTTCACCGCCGAGTACCTTCTCGGCCGTCGCTGATGGCGCGCCTCTACATCGTGAACGGGCGGGTCGTGGACTATGACCCGCTGCCCTACCAACTCGTGGGTGCCGCAGTCTTGTTGGTTTTGCTCGGCACAGGTTTGGCGCTGATAGCGATACTGACATGACTACGGCAACGCGCAGGCGGAAGAAGATCGCCCGCGCGGCACCCGCGCTAGGAAAAGACTCCTGGCAGATCCTCAACGCGAAGGGCGAGATCCTTCGCGACCTCCCCTACGGCGAGAGTTGTACGCTCGCCACAGCGTTCACCGTCATTCAGCACGTCGAACCGAAAGGCACGAAGGTGGAGTTGACTGTTCGTCTCAAGGCTCTGTTCGGTGAGCCCGACGACTTGTTCCGAGTCGTCCGCGAGGAGGACGGCTCGGTCAACTCCCATCGACTCTAGGTTGTCGTACGACCCGCGCCGGGAGGCGCTAGTCCGTCTTGCGCAAGCCTGACGGGTGAGGGGTTAACGACCGGGGAGTGGCGGCGCGCCCGTTATCAGCGCCGCCAGAAAACCAACAGTGAAAGACCTCCCTGTAGATGCCCCACCTACGCATCCATAGAAGGGTCTTGACCTAGCGCACGTTCGCCCGGCAAAACAAGACCGGGAAGCAGCGCGGTCAGGGTCGCGTGAGCAAGCGACGAGAACCGTACTGCGTAGCTAGGACAAAGACCGTCCGTGTGTACGCGAGTTCTCTTTGCGCCCTTGCGCGTCCTGACCATCGGACACGCCGGGGCGCTTTCGCGTTTCTGGACCTAGCTACGTGAGCCTCGACGCTCAGGCCGTGTCTCGACTTCTTCGGCCTTGAACGTCTTGGCGAGCTTCTCGGCCTCCGCTTGTGTGAGGTCGAGGCGCATGTCAACGCGCTTTGGATCGTTCCACATGATCCGGACACGCGCGCCCGTCTCGGGCGCTATCACGTCGCCGGACATGCTCGATACAAGAACTTTCTGAACGGGCATCTCAGGTGTTCCTTTCAGGTCTGTGGATTTCTGTCATCACCGCCGCAGTTTAGTACGTGTGCGGCGGCTAGTGCAATACCTGTATTCAAGCCATTATCCCCGCCAGAGGAGGCAGTGAAACGTGCCCAAAGGTCTAGTATCCGCCGCAGGAGCGGCACAGCCAATAACGGACGCTCTGTACGGAAAGGGCGGCAGAGGTCGGACAGCCGACAAGACTACCCCGGAGGACCGCCTCGCGGAGCACATCAGTGCCCGAGCGCCGCGTCGTCAGCTCGGTGGACTCAGCGTCGGGGGACAACTCCGGGGCAATCTCGGTACCCGCGGCTACGGTGCGCTGCTCGACGGCCTGGCGCGGAAGTCCCAGTCGCCGCGCAAGCCCTCTCGCCGGCCGCGTCCTGTGCGGACGAGGGGTGCCGCGTGACTCTTGGGGGAGACGCGGAATGAGCGGACGACCCAGGTCGGCGGAAACCGACGAAATCGACTACACATCGCACCTGCTCATACAAGGCAACTCAGGCCGCTGGGATCACCCCTGGACGATGAACGAGGAGGACGCGCAGGCCGAGTACGACGAGCTTCAAGAACGGCTCGAGCGGAAGCGGCCCATCGGCTTCGCACCATGGCCCGAATGACCCCTCGCGCGTATAGGTACTTCTTACCTATAGGGGATGAACGTATTGGCAGGGCCTGCTTTAGCAGGCTAGCCCTGCTCTAGGAAGTATTAGCCAGCGGCGCTTCGGGCAGAGCCCGCGCCGCGACCTGTACAGGCCCTGTAACAGAACCGGGCCTCAAACGGTATACCCCATGAGGAGGAGAATCTGACCGACGATCTTGGCGCGCTGTTCGAGCGCGCCGCCAGGCAGGCCCAACGCATCCTCGGTGATCGCTTCACCGCCGAGGACGTGGCCGCCGAAAGCGTCTCACGCATCATCGCAGGGAGCGACCCGGAACACTTGGGCCTCGTCGTGAACGGACTCGCCATCGACGAGTACCGGAGGCGGGGGAGAGAGATCCCCGCTGGTCTAGCTCGTGACTTGGACGACCTGCTCGAGTACGACCAGCTTCCGCGGGTCATGCCTTTCACAGCCGACACGGACGAGTTCCGTACGGGGTTCGATCTCGCGCTGCGCGACGTGCCTGACGACGAGCGTGACGCCTACATCCTCACCGATCTGCGCGGCCTCACCACGCGCGAAGCGTCCGGCGTGCTTGACACGTCGCACGTCACCGTCCACCGCCGCGCAGAGGCCGCGCGGACATTCATTCGAGAGGGGCTGACGACTTGAGCGATTTCAAGACAGGCGACCGCGTCCGCGTAGTCACGACCGACACGTACAACGGCAAAACGGGGACGATCAAGCAGTTCAGCAACGCCTACACCGCGTGTCTCGTGGCGCTCGACGGGGACGACTTCCCCGCGCGGTACTTCGACCTGGAAGAGTTGGTTCGCGACACGCCCGCGTTCATCAAGGTCGAGACGTACAAGTCGATCTGGCTCAGCTTCCCCGGCGAGAGCGTCGGGCGCAAGCTGTCCGTCGAGGACGCGACCACGCTGCTGCGGCAGCTAGACGAGGCGCTTTCTTGAAAATATGGGGCTACTACGCCTGGGGACTTCTAGGCGTAGCACTGACTCTCGCGTTGGTCTTTGGTACGGGGGCGACGTTCAAGTCCTCGTCGGTATCGAGCGCGCAGACGATCTATGTCCGCAACCTCTCCACGTACGTGTCCGACTCCGTCGTGAAGAACGACATCCCGGCCTTCCAGGCTGCGACCTCGCAGGACTTCGCGCCCATCTGGAAGGCGGACGCGAAGCTCGTGTTCATCGGCCAGGACGCCGCGCCTCGCGGCGCAATCGTGATGACCCTGAAGGACAAGTCCGACGTGCAGAACGCCCTCGCCTATCACGAGATCACGGACGGCGTGCCCGACTCTCAGGTGTTCGTCGGAACGAGCCGGTACTTCAAGTACGACTGGACGGTGGGCTTCACCCACGAGCTGTGGGAGATGCTCGTCAACCCCGGTCTCACACGGCTGGACGAGAACACCGACGGGCTCGGCGGCAGGATCTGGTTCGGTGAAGTAGCCGACCCGGTCGAGGCCGACAAGCTCGGCTACACGCGCCCCGGTGCGAACGGCGACCCCGTGCTCATCAGCGACTTCATCACCGAAAAGTGGTTCGGTGCCGACACCGCGGGACCCTTCGACTTCATGAACCACGTTCAGTCCCCCGGCGTCGTCCTGCCCGGCGGTTACGCGCAGTGGTGGGACGGCACGACCTGGGTCGTCATCAACCGCGGCCGTCGCGGGATCCTCTAGGTGAAGCTCGCGCTGTGCGTGTTCGCCGGGGCGGCTGCGGCCGTCACCGGCCTCACGTTCTGGGTCGCACGCAAGATCGAGTTGCTCTGACCGACCTATCGGCGCTCCTCTACGAGGAGCTACAGAGCGAACGTCGGCCCAACGACCACCTGCTCCATGCGTCCGCGCACCTGGAGGGCTCGCTGAGACACGCGCAGCTCGACGTTGCCGGCGCACCCAAGATCCACGAGTCCTTCGTCCGCGGGGTGCCGCTCTGGATCGGTTCGCTGATCCACGAGGACATCCACCGGATGCTCCGCAAGCGGGGCGTTCCGTATCTGGCCGAGGTCGATGTGACCCCGTACCTCCCCGAGGGCTGGGCGGGCACGTTGGACGCGCTCATCTGGCAGCCCGAGGCCAAGGCGTTCGCCCTCGCGGACTTCAAGACGACGAAGGGCGCAGCACTCCGCTACATCGAGGAGCGCGGGGCCAAGTCGGCGCACGTCCTCCAGACGAGCGCGTACTACTGGGCCGCGAAGAAGATGGGCCTGCCGTTGACGAAGGAGATCGGCGTGCTTTATGTGCCGAAGGACGAAGCTCGGGACGTGGAAGGTCCGCTGCTGGTCGAGTTCGAGCCGACCCCGCAGAAGGAGCTGCACGCGGAGATGAAGGAGCGCCTGCGGCGCGTCAACGAGTACACGGCATCACTCGATCACTACACAAGCGGTCGGTACAGCGAGTACATCGGTGTCGTGGAGGATCCGCGGCGAATCATGGATCGCCTCGAAGGATGGATCACGGACGCGCTCGAGCCAGTGCAGGAACGCGAGCAGGTCGTGAAGTACGACCCGAAGACCGAGACGTGGGACGTGCTGCTCAAGCCCCACTGGTCTACCGCGTACTGCTCGTTCCCTGACGAGTTGTGCAACTGCCGTACGCAAGGCGTGACGAAGATCGGCACTTACGATGTCGATGGTGTGACGTACTACGCGCGTACAGGTTACGAAGATATTGCGCCGGTCGTAAGCCCGGCCTAAGCGTGCGGGGCCGTGTCTTCTCGGCCACAAAGATCCGCGGATAGAGCGCCCCGCGGGCGCGAGCCTCGCACATTAGCCTGACGCGACTACCGCTTCGCCCCTATCAGGGCCGGGTAACAAGCGAGACGCCTAGGCGTCTGCGGCGAAATCGACCGGGTGATTCCGGCACAAGGGCCGCGTCAGTACGTTTGCAGCACACCGGCACACTCACTGCGGATGAACTCTGTAGCGGAGGTCGGGAACTGAGGGAACGACGGAGCGGCAAGCTCAGAGAGCTTGCGGTCTGTTGTCCGGCACGCAGCGGGATGGGGCTGCGTGCCCCCGAGCCGAGGTTGGGGCACGGCCACGGTAGGCGGTGGCGGCAGCTAAGGCGGGGTTAGGTAAATCGGCCCCCGACGTAGCCCCAGCAACATCTTTCAACAATAGGAGGTTCGTCTGCGCGACAAGGCAGCGCACGCTGCGTACATGCGCGACTACCGACGACGCCGCGCAGCGGCCGGCAGGCCCGTGCGCGCGAACAACCAATGGTTCAACAGCATCAAACATCGCTACGGGATCACGCGCGAGGAGTACGACGCGCTGACTATTAAGCAAGGGGGTCTGTGTGCGATCTGCAAAGGAAGCGATCCCCGCCGCGGCAAGAGCACGCGGCTGTTCGTGGATCACGACCACGAGACCGGGCGTGTGCGGGGACTTCTGTGTCACAGGTGCAACGTTGCGCTCGGAGGATTCAGTGACGACATCGCGCGCCTACGCGCTGCGGCCAACTACCTAGAAGAAGGAGTAACCACTTGACAGACGCTCTCGTAGAACTGCGGGTGCCTTTCCCCGCATCACAGGTTCGCAAGAATCAGAACAACCTGGATTACGTCGGGATTGAGGGTTACATCAACCGCTTCATCGACGTGGTCGGTCTCGGCTACGACTTCCTCGTCACGCAGTCGAGCGTCACGCTCCTGCCAGAGGACATGACGACGAGCACCGGGAAGCGCCAGTACCTGGCGCAGGTGACCGGGCAGATTCGACTGCACGGTAGTCGGACGCCTAACAACGTGTCGCCGTCGTTCTCGCTTCCCGGCACGACCCGCTCAGGCACGGGGGCCGACGTTTCCTTCGACCCCGACAAGGCTGTGAAGACGGCGCAAGCCGAGGCGTTCAAGAAGGCTGCGCACCAGTTCGGTGTCGCGCTGGAACTGTGGGACGAAGGGCACCGCGCAGACCTGGAGGTCGTGCGTCGTGGCGCTGGCGGCTCTGAGGCGGCGCTAAAGAAAGCAGTGTTCGACCTCGCCAAGAAGCGGCTCGACAAAGCCAAGCCCACAGTGGCCGATGTTGCGGAGCTGTTCAACGTCGCCCCCGGCGACTTGTCGTCCAAGTCCACGCTCGAGCAGATCCTCCGCACCGAGGGCGCGCTCTAATCCCGAGGCTGAATCGCTACAAGTGGCAGAGCTGGGCCGATCACATCGTCGCCACGTTCGACGAGGACAAGCCCGACATCGTCGCCATCGACACGGAGACGACCGGCGTAGGCTTTTTCGATGAGCCTTTCGCCGCGACAATGACGTGGCGTCGGCCTGACGGGTCGCTCTTCAACGGCTACATCAGCCTCGACCCCGCGGACGAGTTCCTGCTCGGCGGCGTGAAGGAACAGAACATGCGCTGGCGCGGCCAGGTCGCGCTCCTGCACATCTTGAGCAAGACGCCGAAGTGGGTCTTCCACAACAGCAAGTTCGACCTACAAAAACTGAAGCTCATCAACGCGATCACCGATGGGATGCTCGACAAGATGGAGCTGCACGACACGCAGACCATCTACACGCTCATCGACGAGAACGGACGCAAAGGTTTGAAGCATCTCGCCGCAACCGTACTCAAGGTGGACGGCACCATCGAGGTCGAGATCAAGTCGGGGCCGAACAAGGGCACGTTCAAGCGCGTCCCCAAGGAGGAGCACGAGCTCGCCGCCGTCAGGCGGAAGCTTAAGATCAAGAAAGAGGACGGCTACCACCTGCTGCCTCGCGAGATCCTCGTGCCGTACGCGCTCAAGGACACCGAATTCACCCTGCTCCTGTACGAGACCCTACTGCCCCGGCTCGAGCAGATCGGTGACCCGCGGCTCCTAGAGCTGTACCGCGAGTTCATGGAGTTGAAGCTGGCCTTGCTCGACATGGAGGCCGACGGCTTCGCCCTCGACCTGGACTACCTGTCCCGTGTCACGTCGGAGTACGGCGTGAAGGTGATGGAGGGCTGGGAGCGGATCGTGGATATGACGGGCAACCCGGACTTGAATCCACAGTCCCCCGCGCAGATCCTCCAAGCGTTCGCTGCCCGCGGGGTGACCTTGGAGTCCACGGCTGAGGCGACGTTGCGCGAGGTCGAAGACGACCTCGCCAAGGAGCTTCTCCAGTACCGCTCCGATAAGAAGATCCACACGACCTATCTGCACGCGCTTCAGGTGGAGCACCGCGACGGGATCGTGAACCCGAACTTCAACGATGACGCTGCGCGCACGGGACGCATGTCCTCTAGCGCGGCATCCAACAACTAGGAGGCTCGTTGCCCAAGCACAACAAGTTCGTGTGGGAGGACCTCGCGGACGCGACCGTCGGATTCGCGGCCTCCTTTGGTATCGAGTACGTGATCCTGCGCTACATCTTCCATGCGGGTCACGTATCCGTGCTCATCGCCTACGGGCTCGCGAGCATCTACGGCCCCTTGCGCGCAATCAGGCGGCGAGTTAGCTGACCGAGTTCGCACAGGTCGTCCTGACGGACGATCAGGCCGTCCAGCTCGCACAGGCCATCGCGCTCGCCTTGTCCAACTCGACGGAAGACGAGATCGCGGGACATGAGGACGGGCTCAAGCAACTCGCCGTGTTCTTCGGGGCTGTTGCATCTGACCCGCAGCGGTTCCCCGTCACCGGGCGCATGGCGTCCAAGATCACGGAGGCACAGCGTCAGGCGAAGCAGCCGGCGCAGAAGCCGAAGCGGCTAAACGCACGGAAGCTCCGACAGGCTGCCCGTCAGGGCGGCGCTAAGCGCCGTCGTGCGGAGCGCAAGGAGAACGTCGAGAACTTCAACCAGGCGCAGCAGGCGTACGTCGCTGAGCTGGTCGAGATGCAGCAGATCCACCAGGAGAACGAGGCTCGAGCACAGGCTCTGATCGAGCAGGAGACGTTGACCCCCGCGGAGTTCGTGGAGGCGCTGACCCTGATCGGTGCGCCCGAGGCGATCCAGCACGCTGCGTCGAGAGTGCAGTCGGCACCCGAGGCCCCGACGCTTCTCCTGCCCGCCGGGGTCGAGAGTTCCGACCACGCCGACCTGATTCCGGCGCACGTTCGCTGGCCGGGCGGCGCACCTACGTGAGGGTCTACGCGACCGAGCCGCCCTGGTCGGGTAGCTCAGAGTTCGGTAGTTGGAGACGAGGCCGTGACCTCTGGGATGGCTCGACGGAGTGGACGCTCGTTCCGTACTCACCCCGCGCCACGCTCACCGTGCTCTCGAACATTCTCAAGAACCTGTACATGCCTTTGGTAGTCGAGCAACTGAACTCCGAGTTCCTCATCGAGGTAATGCCGGGAAGGGGGTTGCCATCAACTTCCAGAACATCCCCCGCGATGACAAAGTGGTCAAGCGTGTGTTCGTTCCTAAGAGAGATATTTTCATCTTCGCGGACTACAAGCAGATCGAGCCGCGACTAACCGCGTACTTCGCGGAGAAGATCGGCTATCCCGAATTCGCGGATCAGATCCGCGCAGGGGTTGGGCCATACGAAGCAGTAGCCCGTCTTGCGACAGGCAAGCAGACGTTGACCGAAGAGGAGCGGGACGTGTGGAAGCGTATCTTCCTCGGCATCCTCTACGGCGCAGGCGTCAAGCGTGTGAAAGAAGTCTGGTCTGAAGAGACAGGCGAGATCATCACGATGACACAGGCGAAGAACATCGTGGACACGTTCAAGTCGAACTGGCCCGCGATTCCTGCGCTACAACAACGAGTCCAGCAGGCTGCCGCGAAACGCGGCTACATCCTGGGACTCGACGGTCGCCACCTTCACCTGGAAGAGAACGGCGAGCACAAGTTGCTCAACAAACTCATCCAAGGAAGCGCCGCCGGGATTATGAAGCGTGCGATTCTGAACGTGCATCGTCACCTTCGGGCAAATCCGAAGCTGAAGACGCGCATGGTCAGCGTCGTACATGACGAGTTGATCGGGGACGCTCCCGTCGCGGAAGTTCCGTACTTTGCGGAGCAGCTTCCACTTCTGATGCGGCAGGGTTTTGAGCACATCCACGATGTCGTCCCGATTCTGGTGGATATTGAAATCTCGGCCGGAACATGGGCCGACAAAGTCAGCTACGACGAATGGGCTGAGACCCAACAGGAGGTTGCGCTTGTTTCGTAAGAAGTCTGTGACCATCAAAGTCACGTTCCGAGATCCGCGGAGCCTGAATCCCCCGAACGGATTCAGTGCGGACGATTTCCTGGGCGCGGTGTTTGACGGCGCAACCGCCGCCGCTCTGGACGCGGGAAAGCGGTACGACGTTCCCGTGCTCGGGATCACGCGCGAGCGGAGTGCGTACTCCTGAGCGACTTCACGATCCGCGACAGCGGAGCGCGCGAACAGTTCGACAGTGGGATGGTGAGGGATACCGAAGACGACAAGCTCGACTACACGCTCGTCCTCGATGGCCCCATGTTCAAGCGTTGGGCAGCGCACCTGACCAAGGGTGCGAAGAAGTACGCCCCCCGGAACTGGATGAAGGCTTCGGGCGAGGAAGAGCTGGCCCGGTTCAGGCGCAGCTTCCTACGCCATGCTGTTGCGTGGCTCGACGGTGAGACCGACGAGGACCACGCTGCGGCGATCATCTTCAACGTCAACGGCGTCGAGTACGTCCGAGCGCAGCAGGCGGAAACGGAAGAGCCGATCCCGTACTGGGAGGGGTTCGATCCCGACTGCACGCTCTGTCAGCGCGTCATCTACCACCAGGCACATGTCTGCGAGGGTTGAGGGCGACACCGCCGTCCACACCGCGATCATCGACTGGGATGGCACCGCTGTTCCGAGTGTGTGGCCCGAGCACGCAACCGAGTTCATGCCCGGCTTCGTAGCGAACATGCGCCGGCTGCACGCCGCGGGGATCCGCCTCACGATCTTCTCAGCTCGACTGTCGCCGTGGGATCCCTGGACGAGTACGCGCCGTGACCCCGGACATGTCGCAACCGAAGTCCAGTACGTCCGCGCGATGCTCGACAACGCAGGACTCACGTTCATCGACATCTGGACCAAAGAAGGCAAGCCCGGCGGCTCGGTCTACGTGGACGACAAGGCCGAGCGGTACGGCGGCAACCGCCGAAGCTGGGACATCGTGACCGACAAGATCCTCATGCGTCTAGGCAAAGAGGACGCCCAGTTCCCAGCGTTTCGACAGGAGGTACAAGCCTGAGACCCGCAACTCGGGTTGGCAACTGCGTCCTGTTTCCGGGAGGCGGTTATCGACCGTTGACGCGCCGAGAGCGCGTCCGTCTGTTCTTCAACCACGCAGCACGGATCCGGCCATGAGGAAGAGAGGGCGGCCCCGTCGCGGCATTGTTAACTGGCGTGCCGAATGGGCGTCGGGCGGTGTGGACAACATGCAGTTCGAGATCGTGGAGTTGGAACGCGCGGGGGAGCTGTCTCGTGTGCGTGTCGTTCGTGTCACAGGTACCACATACCTGCACGCAAAAGCACTGCTGCCCGGTTGGTTGAATCAGTCCGACGTGCAGTGGCTCACGGAAGTGAGTGCTTAGCCGCGAAGCGGCGGCCTGGTTCCAAGCGAGACGCGGTATCACGCCCGAGACCCTTGAGGCTTTCGGCGTAACCACAGAGGCAGACGACACCGTCGTCTTCCCTTATGGGGACGCACGCAAGTACCGCAAGGGCTTCGAGAAGGATGCCGAAGGCGGGAGGAGGTTCTGGTGGGATCCCCCAACGTCCGCGGGCCAGGTCCCGTTCCTACCTCCCGACTTCGAGCCGCGCGAACGGATGCTGCTCGTCGAAGGCGAGACCGACACGATGGCGGCGTGGCAGGGAATCCCCGCCGAGCTCCGCGACAAGGTCTCCGTCGTCGGACTGAGCGGCACCGGCAGTTGGGCAAAGGCGATCCGCGACAAGGGCGGCGTCGAAAAGCTGTTCGGCCCCGCCAAGCGCGTCTTCGTCCTGTTCGACAACGACGACCCGTACGAGAACAGCGACGGCGCTGCGAGCGTCGAGCGGGGCTGGCAGGAGGTTCGTGCCGACCTGGGCCGCAAGGCCCGCCGTGTCGTGCTCCCGCAAGGGATCAACGACGTGGCCGAGTTCTTCGAGAAGTACGACTGGGCGGCGCTACAGGTGCTGCTCAAGCGTGCGGCAGAGCCGCAGCGGTACTACAAGCCCATCGACTTCACGAAGGAGCCGCCCCCGGTGGAGTGGCTGGTCGAGGGTCTGTTCCCAATGGGGGAGGTCACCGGACTCTTCGCAGAGTCGGGCGGCGGCAAGTCGTGGTTCACGATGGCGCTCGCACTCGCAGTTGCCGGCGGCGACACGCACTTTCTCGGTCGAACGGTGCGTCCCGGTCGAGTGCTCTACGTGGACGAGGAGAACCCGCGCGATCTGGTTGACCAGCGCCTGCGGGCGCTGGGGATGACACCTGCTCACCTGGAGAACCTCGACTACATCAACCAGCAGGGTGTCAACCTGTTCGAGGAACCGGAGCACCTGATTGAGCAGGCCATCGACTTCGAGCCGTCCCTGATCGTGCTCGGCACGCTGAGCAGCTTGTCGGTCGGCATCGAGTCCGAGAACAACAACACGCAGATCACGAAGCTGTTTCGGCGGGGCATCGTCCCGCTCGCCCGCAAGACGGGCGCGGCTGTCGTGCTTGAGCATCACGTCGGCCTGGACAAGGGCCGCCCTCGCGGTGCGACCGCGATCAAGGGGAACATCGACTCGGCGCTCCTGCTCTTGGAGGCTGAGGCCAACGGTCAGAAGACCGGCAACTTGAACCTGCTCCCGTCGAAGGAACGTCGCCGCCTCGGGCATCTCACCGCCCGCATCAACGGCGAGGTCGAGGACGGTTGGGTTCGCGTCGAGCTAGCAGAGGAGGACGACCCTTTCTAAATGTGCGAGACGTGTAGGCGCATCGAGGAGTCCGGCGTAGGTATCCCGGACTTGCTCTCGGAGGAGCTGACCTTTGCGTCGCTCAACAAGCACAACGAGCCGATCTTCCGTGATCGCAACGGAAACGAGTGGGAGCTGGTGCGCGACCAACTCTACGAGAGCCTGTGGTGGCTCAAGAGGGAGGAGTAGTTGTCCGCACGCAGGTGCATACTGCACGGCTCGTTCCCTTCGGAGTACCGCTTCCAGATGTGTCCGGTCTGCAACACGCAGACGGCGTACATCTCGGACGACGAGCCCGACGAGAACTGGGCGGCGAACATCCTGCGCTTCAAGGAGAACCAGGAAACCGACTCGTCCCCCGTCGAGGAGATTCCAACACTCGACGGCGCGAAGGTGACGCTCGACCACGACCAGTACTTCATTCACACCTGGGACGTGGTGGCTGGCGGTATTGGTCACCGGCTACAGGACACGGACCTTGTCCGTGTCGGCAAGCAGGTGTTCGAGATCCTGTCGTACTCGTACGAGGATCGGCGCTACCTGGTGCAGCCGTTCTCAACTGAGCTGACCGAGGAAGACCTGTCCAAGTTGGCAGGGCCGTGAGAGGCCACGTCACGCGGCAGGCGGGGAACGTGCTCTATCTCAAGCCCGTCCCCGGGGGTGTCGTGCTCTCGACCTGTCTGCTGCTCATCGTGCTGGTCGCTGTCGGCTGGTTCGTCATGGCGCAGAAGTGCAAGTGCACTGATGGCTGATACCCGCGTGGTCAACAGGTACGCGGAACCCTTCGACGTGTACATCGGGCGCGGCTCCAAGTGGGGCAACCCCTTCACGCACAGGCAGGGGACGCAAGCGGCTCATGTAGTTGGCAGCCGAGAGGCTGCAATCGCTGCGTACGAGGAGTTCGTCCTCGAGCGCCCCGATCTACTCGCCGCACTGCCTGAGCTTCAGGGTAAGACGCTCGGCTGCTACTGCAAGCCGAAGGCGTGCCACGGGGACGTGCTCGCTCGATTGGCCGATGGGCGATAAGACCTGGAAGCGCGTCGAGCGAGAGAAGTGCCGCGAGCTCGGCGGGGAACGCTCTGGGCCTACCGGACGTGACACGCCCGATTGCGACGACAGCGTCCACGTCGGCCTAGAGGTCAAGAGTTACAAGACCTTCGTGTTCTTGACGAAGGACTGGGAGCAGGCCGTGGACAACGCGGCGAAGATCGGGAAGCCCCCGGTGCTCGCAGTAAAAGAGCGCGGCCACAACGGCCGCGACATGGTGCAGATCACGCAGGCGTACTTCACGATCCTGGCGGATTGCGCCGACCTCGGGCCGACCGCGTGGTACACGCTCGTGCGCGGGCAGTTTGTGCGCCTGCCCTGGGAAGACTTTGTGCGGCTTTACAGAGCCGCCTACATCAACGAGAAGGAGAACTCCACTGGCTGAGGCTCAGTACCGCGCCGTGTTCGGCATGATCCAGTTCGATCCCCGTGAGGGAAATGCCGGCGGCAAGGACGTACGCAACATCACGATTCGCACGACGGGCATGAAGGAGCAGTCGATCAAGGTCGGCGCAACCCTCTGGCCGTCGCACGCACACATCCCCGTCGCCAAGGGCGACCTCGTCTGGATGGAGGGCAAGTTCTCCCAGACGCAGGGTGAGAACAACGGCGCGCCGGTCACGTACAACAACCTGTCCGTCTCGGCCATCAAGAACTTCGGTCAGGCAGACTCGGGTAGGCGCGAAGAGGACACGGCGAGCAGCGCCGCTGCCGACATCCCCGACGACGACATTCCCTTCTAGGCGTGGCCTTCGACAGGTTCAATGTCGGATACGGCGCTCGCGTGTCGGCCGAGTTCGGTCTGGACAAGTGGGATAGCGCCTATGTCACCGTGCGCACGGAGGGCAACAACACCTGGCAGTTGCAGATGACCGCGGATCGAGCACGGGATCTGTCGCGCCAGTTGAAGCGCGCAGCCGACCTCATTGACCCGCCGAAGAAGCGAGTCGTGAAGGTCTGACGAACATGAACGCGGCCGTCGCGGAATACCGCGAGGCCGTTGAGGCCCTGGCACTGCGGATTAGTCGCAGTGCTGGGGCCATTCGCGTTGGGGCAGAGTTCGACGACCTTGCGCAGGAGGGATTGATCCAAGTTTGGCAGTCCCTTGGGCGTGGCGTCACCCCCGCGGCACGCATCATCGAGCTACGGATGATCGACTACATTCGGTGGCTCGGCACGCAGATCGGCCACGGTCGTGTCTGCACCGAGGAGAACCCGGACGACTGTCCGAAGCACGTCTCATATGACACGCTGCTTCCGCTGGACGATTTCCGTGTCGCGGAGTCGCGCTAGCTACACCGAGGAGGAGTTGCGAGCCTTGGTCGAGCACTACGAGTTGCTGCGCGAGCTGTCCGACACGGACGGCCGCGGACTCGGATGGCTCGCCTTGCGGACAGACCTCGACGCAGTCCTGGCACAGATCCCCGAGCAGTACTGGGTGGTGATTCTGCTGCACGGGCTCATCGGGTTCTCGCAGGCAGAGACCGCTCAACTCCTTCGGGTGTCGCAGCAGGCTGTGTCGAAGCGTTACCGACACGGCCTTGAGGAACTGCACTACTGGATCAACGGAGGTACGGACTGAGCACACGAAAGTTCGACCCAGATGTGTACGGGGCCTTGCACGAGCAGGGCCTGTCGAATCGTCAGATCGCTGCGAAGCTCGACGTGAACGAAAGCTCGGTTCGTCGGGGGCTGAAGGCGTACAAGCCGCTGCCCATAGGGCGGCGCTTCCTTGTCACTGTGGTCGAGGTTGACTAGCGCCGAAGTACACGCGCGGTACAACCAGAGCGCGAAGGGCCGCGCACGACAAGCGCGGTACCGGAGCACTGAGAAGGGCCGCGCTAACGAGCGGCGAGTGCATGGCCGCCTTCGCTTCAGCGAGCGCGCAGCCCGTATCAAACAAGCAGAGGAGTTGTTGACATAGCGAAGTTTCTGGAGAAGACCGAGTCGGACATCGCGTGGGATCGCATCCGGCGCAGTGTCCAGTACCGCATCAACTACGCCGCCGCAACATGGCGCGCGGAGAAAGCGAACGAGATTCTCCCCCGGCTCCAGAGGGAGTTCGAGGAGAGCCTGCTCGCCGGCACGTTGCTCGAGCTGGAGGAGACCTCGTCGTCCTGGGTGGATGACCTGCTCGACACGGAGACTGTTGTCTAGGCTCGTCGCGGGTAAGCGTCTCCGAATCCTGGACTTCGACATCGAGAACCGCCCGCTCTCCTATCTCGGCATGGACTTCACCACGGCCGAGATCACGTCCATCGCGGCGTCCTTTCACGGCGAGAAGCGCATCTACACCTGGCTGCTCGGGGTGGACGAGACGGACGAGATCCTCGAAGGCTTCCGCGAGCTCTACGACGACGCGGACATTGTCACCGGGCACTACATCCGGCGACACGACTTGCCGATCATCACGGACATGCGGTTCGAGGTCGGCTTGCCGAACCTCGGGCCGAAGCTGACGGTCGATACGAAGACCGACCTGCTGGCGGGGAAGGGCATCTCGAAGTCCCAGGAGAACCTCAGCGAGATGCTGGAGTTGCCTGCGCCGAAGGTTCACATGAACACGCCGCGGTGGCGCAAGGCCAACCGTCTCACCGAGGAGGGCATCGCCCTGACTCGGAAGCGCGTCGAGGGTGACATCGTCCAGCACAAGGCGCTGTACGCAGCGCTGGTCGATGAGAAGCGCCTCGGTCCCCCCGTCCTCTGGAAACCATGAGCGACCGCGAACTGACTCCGCTCGAGCTTCGCAAGGTCGAGTTGGAGAACGAGCAACTTGCGCACGAGATCCGCTACTCGAAGTTCCGCGCTGAAGTGGCGGCGCTGGAGCTGGAGCAGGCCATCGACAAGGAGCGTGACCGTCAGGCCAAGCCTGGCATCACGCGCCGGCTCAACTTCTTCGGTGACGTGTCCCCGGTCAACGTGGACAACGTCATCGAGGCCCTGGATCACTGGTCGATCCGGGATCCGGGCAAGCCCATCACGATCACGTTCAACACGTCGGGCGGATCGGTCACCGACGGGCTCGCCCTGTACGACACCCTGAAGCGTCTCCAGCGTCAGGGCCACTACATCACGACTCGTGCAACTGGCATCGCCGCCTCGATGGGGGCTGTGCTCGTGCAAGCGGGAGACGTTCGCATCATGGACGCCCGTGCCAAGATGCTGATTCACGAGGGCAGCACCAGCTTCGGCAACTCCCGCATGTCGGCGGGGGAGATGGAGGACTACCAGACCTTCAGTCGGATGCTAAAGGAAGACATCCTCGACATCCTCTCGGAACGTTCCACGCTCACGCGGGACGAGGTCAAGGACAAGTGGTCGCGCAAGGACTGGTGGATCACCGCCGCTGAGGCGCTGGAGTACGGCTTCGTGGACGCGGTCGAGTAGTGGGCTACACGATCCGGTTCGAGGGCGGCTCAGTTGGCGGGAAGGTCGAGTACCAGTACGGCGTCTTCGATGCCCGTGACCGGCACATTCCGGTTCACGAGATGTTTCGCGCGACGGCTGCTGGATCAGACGCCCCCACTTGGCCTGCGTACTCGACTGACATATACAGATTCGAGGGCGAGGTTCGAGGCAAGGGCAGTCGAGGCAGCGGACCCGAGTTCGACGGCGAGTACGTCTACCGCTGGGTGCGCCCGAACATCGCAGGGCTACAGGAGCAGATACGTGACCTCAAGAAACAGGTCGAGAAACTGAAGCGCACCGAAGATGCTTTCGAGGCGCTGGACACACTGCGCATCTACCTGAACAACGGGTTCTGATGGGGCCGCTCACGCTGGCCCTCTACGGCCTGATCGTCTTGTTCGCTGGCGGCGATGCCGCTGCGCATTTCACGCACTACAAGTACGGGGAGACGGTGAGTGCGTCCATCTGGGCGGCGCTCAAACGGTTCCCCGTACTGCACTACCTCTTGGGCGCGGCCATCGTCGTGCTCTTCACTCACCTTGAGCTGCGGTGGCCTTAGACGGAGAAGAGCGACGAACGCATCACCGTGAATACATGCGGCTGTGGCGACTTCGCAACCTCGAGAAGGTACGCGAGTATGACCGTCGGCGGCATCATCGTCGCAAACACGATCCGGACTACAAGGCTCGCACGTTGCAAAGTGGGCGGCGTACTCGACTTAAGCGAGTAGGACTGACGGTCGAAGAGGCCGACGCGATGCTCGCGGCGCAGAACCACGGATGCGCGGTGTGTCTGACAAAGGCCGCGCAACTACACCTGGACCACGACCACAGCACCGGAACGGCTAGGGCTTATCTCTGCCCAGAGTGCAACAAGGCGCTCGGACTTTTGACCGAGTCACCTGTGCGCATCAGAGCCTTGGCCACGTACATCGAATCATTTCAACTCCCCTAGGAGGGAAGCACATGGCTGCAACCAAGAAGTCGGCCCCCGAGGCCATCCTGTCCGTGCTCCGCAAGGGTCCGAAGAAGGGCCTCACTGCCGCGACGATCTCAGATCGCGCGTCGATCAACCCGAACACCACGCGGGCCACGCTCGTCGGCCTCGTGAACAGCAACGCCGTCGTCGTGATCGGTCGCGAGACTCCCTCGTTCGGCCGCCCGGCGAACCTGTACGTCGTCGCCACGGCGTAGGGTACGTTCATGGGGATGCAGCGCGATCTCCCGCCCGCGCCGCCACCCGAGCAGCCCCGCCTCATATGGTCCGGCCCTGAGCCGACATCCTGGGAACCCACGGGCTACTGGATCGACTACCGCGTTCTGCGGTCGTGGCTGCGTCATCCGATCCAGACGTTCTTGTGGTGGCGCTACGCTGCTACGCTCGATTCGTGACCATGATCTTCCTGAGCCTGGTCTGCATGTTCCCGCCGGCCAACGTGCCCCCGCTGCATCTGACGGCGGCGCAGGGCTCAGCGTGGGTGGCTCCGGGCACGACGATGGACAACCTCGCCGCGGGCCTGAGTCCGGGTGGGTTGCCCTGGGGGTCCTCGATTGACTCGGGCGCTCCCGGCTTGACGCCGCTCGTGTTCGACCGACCCAACTGCTCCACCGTGCAGTTCGGTCGTCTCGTGAAGTAAGGTACGTCTCTCTTCCCTGGCGGGAAGAACCCGGCCCCTAGTCCCTCGTGGACTAGGGGCCTTTTTTCGTTAGGCGATGGGATCGTCCGCGTACAGCTTGAGGATCGCCCGGTGCAACTCCGTCATCGAGATGTTGTTGTAGAACCGCTGGAACACCCCCTCCGGTTGCCAGCCCATGATCGCGTCCCGGATGGTCGAGTCCACTCCGTTCACCCGCAGGCTCGTGGCCGCTGTGCGCCGATAGTCGTGTGCCGTGTAGACGGGGTCGAATCGACGCACCGTGTCCTGGATCGTCTGCACCGCGACACCCGAGTCCCCCCGCGATGTGACGACGAACCGACCGGGTTCCTGCTCCTCCTCGGCCAGGACCTCCGCGAGCGCGGGGTGGACCGGAACGAGCCTGAGCTTGCGTCCCTTCCCGTACAAGCGGATCATCTTGTCGGGGATCCGTAGCACGTTCGCGTCCTCCGACCCGTCGTCGTAGATCAGCGTGCGGATCTCGTTGCGGCGCATCCCTGTGTAGATCAGCAGGTGGAAGAAGATCCAGTCCCGCGGCGATTGGATCGTGGCTTTGATCTCCCGCAGCCGCTGGTTCGGGATGACCCGGATCTCCTTCTGTCTCGCCTTCGGCTCGTTCAGGTCGAGCGTCGGGTTGTGTCGCATCGAGCCGGCGATCATCGCGTGGTTGTACGCCGCGCGGATCGTGCGGAAGTGCGTGGCCGCCGAGCTCGTCTCCATGTCAATCGTGAGCTGGTCGAAGTACTCCTCGAGCACAGGCATCGAGGCGGTCTCTGCTGTGAGGCCCTGTGCGAACAGCCATCGGTCGAGTCGGCTGGTGATCGTGTTGAAGTTCGCGACCGTGTGCGGCGACCTCTGGCCGCCGCGGACCTTGCGCTGAAGCCTCTCGCTGTACTGCTCGAAGATGAGTGACATCGTGCCTCCTGTCTGGATTCTGTACAGATACTAGCACAGACACGCAACAGAGGCAACTACAGCTCCCATTTCACTTGTTTCGTGCTAGAAGCACGAGTCACCTGGCGGGATTGAACTGCCTCAGTAAGATCCTACATCACGCCGAAGTAGCTCAGTTGGCTAGAGCGCCGCTCTTGTAAAGCGGGGGTCGAGGGTTCGAGTCCCTCCTTCGGCTTACCACTCCAAGTAGGTCTCCGTGGGGCTTATGACGATGGTGACCTGGAGAACCGAGGCGAGAGCCTCAAGGCAGTGGAACGTGGGGTAGCTCACGCTTCGCTCCCACTTCGATAACGCAGACCTGGAGAAGCCGCCCAAGGCGGCTGCATCACGCAAGGTCAATCCCCGACGCTCCCGTGCAAGCCTCAGATCGTCACCCAGCGTTGGAGTTCGCCGCCTACGTTCCAACGTGGCATGAAGCTACTGTTCTGCGTCCACAAAAGTACCCCTTCTGCGCCATGTACTAAAAGTCAGCACGAGGAGATACTTCCGTTCTGATACGCACCTGAACGCCGTCTAGAGGGGACAGTGATCAAAGATAGTGCAGGCATACCTAGCAGCACTGTTGGCGTTGCTCGACGACATGGAGTCGCTCGCAACCCACGCCCGGGCGCTTCTCGAGGGGCTCGAGATGCGTCTTGTTGACTTAGACGAAATCGTCTAGGAACGACAAAATAAGCCCCCGGCTTGTCCCTGAGTGGGAACAAGCCGGGGGCCTATTCGTATTTCTAGCCGGGGATGCGCACAAAGCGCACGGACGAGGGGCGCACGATTCGTGTACGGATGTAGACCCCGCCGCCGTCGCTCTGCGAGCCTGCGACACCGGAGGACGTGTTGCCCTCGACGGTCTTGAGCACGTACGAGCCGAAGAGCTTGCCCTTCGTCGCAGGCAGATGGATCACCTGGACGACGATGCCGATGTGGTCGTCAGCCTGACCGTCCCCGTCGAAGTCGTAGAGGACGAGGTCACCGCGCCGGGGGCGTTGGACGACCCAACTGAGCTTCTGCGCCGCGGCGAACGTGGCGGCCACCGAGGCGGACTCGATGGGGAGACGACGCCCTGCGGCGGCGTGCTCCTCGTAGGACTGGAAAGCATCGCACCAGGCATAGCCCTCGGGCAGGCCACACTCGGCCAGGAACTTCTTGACCCACGGCCCCTGGTTGTTGCCGCCGACCTCGCGGATGTTGAGCTTGGCCGCCGCGAGTTCCGCGCGGACGAGCCTCTCGCGAAGCCGCACCTAGACGCCCAGCGCCTTCAGGCCCTGCTCGAGGAGCTTGGCCGTCTCGACAGTGCCGCCGGCATAGACCACGGCGCGCACGATCAGGACGGGGGCGAGGACCTTGAGCTCGGTGTCCACGCGCTTGTCGTGGAGCACGCGCAGGAGCTGACGGCCGACCCGCGAGGCGAGTGACGGCTTCGCGTGCTCGAGCGGACAGGGCGGACAATCGTTGAGATTCGTTTGGGCTGCGACGGCAGCCGCGATTCCCCGATCCTCGGGAAGTACTTCAGACATAGAGGCCCTCCTGGGCTAGATGACGTGAGTGTCGAGCAAGATCGCGAAGACACTCAGAGCAAGAACGACGAGGCCAGCGACACCGCCGACGACCGTCCAGATGTTCGCCCGGACGGACCATGTCCGCACCGGGACCTCGAGAGCTGCGGCGCGCTCAACGCGCTCGCTTTCGGCCTTGACTCGGAGACGTTCAGTCTCCGCGGCGAGAGTGTCGGCTGCGACCCTGACACGCTCCTGTGCAAGGCGCGCTTCGGCGCGCATCTCTTGGATGTCCGAGGCGAGTCCTGCAACGGCCCCCTTGAGATCCTCAGAGGCTGAGGCCCAACGGTCGATACTGCCATTGAGCTTCACCAGATGAGCGGTGTGATTCTCCTGGGTCGCTTCGATGCGTCCCTCCCAACGTGCTCGCTCGAGGATCTGCTCTTCCACACTCATTAGTAGGCCGTTGCCGCACTGCCAGCGGCGCGCAAGGTGCGAAGGTGCTGCATCGTGGCGGCGACAGCCTTGGCACGGCCCATCGTGTGCAGCATCTGCGCGGGGTTCATTCGCGCGAGCTGGTGGTGCAGTTCCTCGTCGGGATCCTGAGCGCCCTGCTCGGGCTGTCCGGGCTGGAGCGCGCTCCGCATCTGCTGGAGCTGCTGCACCTGACCGAGCAGGCCCGCGATGTCGAGGCCCTGCGGCTGGGGCGCGCCCTGCTGCTGAGGCTGCCCCAACTGTGCGGGCTGGGGCGGTCCGATCTGCTGCTGTCCGGTCATCTGCTGAGCCAGGGCCATCGCGTTCTGACTGGGCTGTGTGTTCATGGCCCTCCTTTAGGCAGCCGGTGCGCCGCCGCTGTAGCGGCGAGCACCGACATAGCCGGGGTAAGTGGAAAGGTTGGAGATGCGAACGGCCGCACCCGTGTGCGGGTCCTCGATGAAGCGGCCCCCGCCGATGTACAGGCCGACGTGGCCGGGCAGGTTGCCCTTCGGGTCTGACCCCTTGAAGAACACAGCGTCACCGGGCTTGAGATTCGCGGGGGCGACAGGCTGACCGACCTGCCACTGCTGGTAGGTCGTACGTGGCACCGAGATGCCGTTCTTCGCCATGACCGCCTGCACGAGGCCCGAGCAGTCCGTGTGTGCGCCGAGCAGAGCTTTGCCGCCGTACTGGTACGGGGTGCCGAGCTGAGACTCCGCGGTCTTCACGATGCCGCCGACGTTCGCCCCAGTGGGAGCGCCCGTGAGACCCCCATTCGCTCCCTGTGCCCCGTAGGTGGCCTGGGCGGCCCCAGCCTGCTGTCGCTGCATCGCGAGCTGGAGGAGACCGTTCATATCTGGACCTGCGCCGGCAGCAGTCTGTGAGGACTGCGCCAAGAGCGCGAGCGCCGCGGGATTCGCCTCGCGGAGAGGAGGAAGCCCTGCCTGACCCTGGCCCGCCTTGCCGCCCGGACCTTTCGGCGTGCCCCAGGCCGCGGTGACCGGGGATGCCCCGAGCACGCGCAGGACGCCCGAGCCCGTGCCCCAAGTCTTGAGGTCGGGCTGCGAGGCCAACTGTGCTGCCGTCGCCTTCCCGGAGCGGAGCATGGAGAGGAGGTTGTTGTAGTGCCCGTTCGCGAGCGTCTGCGCCGTGGCCTGGATGCCCTGTTGCGGCGAGACGAAGTTGCGGACGCCGACGCTGTTGTACGCGCTCGCACCGGGCGCGGGCTGGGTCGTGTTGAGCGGGTTGTACGCAGCCGAGCCCCCCTCAGCCTGTTGCCAGGCTGAGAGGAACTTCAGGTTCTCGGCCGTGGTAGGGATGCCGAGCGTTCTCGTCAACGCGACTTGCCAGCCGTTGATCGCAGCCATGTGGCCTCCCTTCCTAGTAGTAGCCCTTCAGTGCCTTCTTCTTCTTGGGCTTCGGGTTCATCTGCGTCTGCTCTGTCTGCGCGAGCCGCTTCGCGGCCGACACGCTGACGAGCTTGCGCGGCGCGCCCAGAAGCTGCGACACGATCTCGGAGGGCTTCCCGGCGTACAGGTGCTGCTGCGTCTTGCCTTTGCTCGAGTACGTTGCGCCCTCACCGTGGCCGAGCAATTCGCCAACGAGTCTCGCGTACGGGAGACCCTCGGCGGTGTTCGCGAGGATCGACGGGATAACGCCGCCATGCGTGGCGACAGGTTCGGTCGATCCGAGCTTCGTGCCGCTGAGCTGCTCGACGAGTCCCGTGAGCAACGGGTTGAGCTGGTTGCCGAGCGTCGAGCCAGCGCCGAGCTTCCCTTTGCCGACGAGCGCGCCCACCGCGTCAGCGATGTCAGGCATCGAGGCGTACGGGTTGAGGCCTTGCGTGCCGATGGCGGGAACACGGCCGTCCTTGCCTGCACCGCCGAGCGGCAGCAGTCCCTGGAGGAACGAGGGGAGTTCCCCGAGTCGCTTCTCGGTGTCTGCAACACCCTGATTCGAGACCTGCTGCATCGCAGCGATCCGACCGGGGTGCTCGCCCACAAGGGCCGCCGTGTGCGTAGCGATGTGGCGAGACCACGTATAGAACGGGACGACGGAGCGAATGGCCTGCTCTGTCGGCGTGAGGCCCGTGTAGTCGCCCGCGATGCTGCGGATGTGTGAGGCCGCGCGACCCTGGAGACCTGGCGTGGTCTCGAGCGCCTTCGCCACGGCGGGATCGAAGCCCATGCCGCTGCGTCGGAGCGCCTTGACCTCGGGCGCAGTACGCATGAAGGCGTTGAGCGCCGTGCGCCGCACGGGCTGATCCGCCAGTGTGTGTACGAAGGGGATGAACCCCTGCGAAGCAACGCGCCCGGCCTTCGTACTCTGCATCGCCTTCTCGATCTTCCCCATGTCCTCGGGGGCGGTTGTCATCGAGTGTGCGAAGCCTGCGTTGAGTTCGTCGAGGAAGTGTGTGTCGGTCCAGTGCCCGCCGAGCCCCGCAACGCCGAGCATCTGCTTGGCGGCGCGCTGACCCTTGAGCTGCTTCACCGTGTCCACGATGCCGGGGAGAAGACCGTGCCCCGACTGTCGCATGGCGAGCATCGTCCAGTTGCCGACGGAGTTGTCCACGATGGTGCGCGGCGAGTAATGAATCAACGCCTTCTTCCAGATGGCGCTCGGAGCGCGCCAGAGCTGCTTGAGGAAGCGCACCGAGTTAGCCCCTTCAACGCCGAGCTTGTAGGCCGCCTTGGTTGGAACCATGAGCGGCACGCCGTCCTTTGTTGCGGCGTGCATTACGTTCTGCGTCGTGAAGTTGCGACCGAAGTTGTCCATCTGCTGCTCGAACGTGGTACCCGGCTTGTACTTCAAGTGCTGCTCGACAGAGTGCGTGGCCGCCACGTAGGCGTACTTGTCGGGGAGCTTGATCGTGCGCGAGTCGAAGTTCGGACCTCCCGGATGCGGGATGCCGTGCCGCACGAGGTTCTCGTGGTTGTACTTCAGCAGCATCGGCTGCACGATCTTCGCCGTGTCGATCTCGGACAGAGACTTGCCCGCGTGCATCGCGGCAGCGATCTGCATGTGCGCAGCGTTCGCCCACTCTGGCGCGTTCGCAGCCTGCTCGGCGGTCATCTTGTTGAGCGCCTGTGCGATGTCGGCGTGACCCACGCCCGCCTTCATCAAACGGCCCTGGATCTCACTGTTGGCAGCGCCGCGGCTCGAGAGGAACTTCGAGTAGGCGCGCTCGTACGAGGCGGTCGGCCCAACGATGTGATCGGTGAACCACTGGGGCAGATACGGGTTCAGGTGCTTCCCGAGCGTGTGCGTAGCGATCTGCCGCAGCCGCACTGCCGGGGTGGTCGAGAGCTGCTTCTGCATGACGGGACGCGCAGCCGACTCCTCCGTGGCGAGAGGATCGTGCAGCCCACGAGTGGCCGGCTTGGTCATCTCACCGAGCTTCGCGAGCGTCGAGCCCTCGTCGATGGCCCCGAGTTCACCGAGCTTCGCGCCGATACGTGCGGCGGCACTCGTGCCCCCGGTGAACACCGTGGCTACGTCGAGGAGCGGGGCGAGAGGATGGCTGTACGTGTTGTGCGCCCACTCACCGACGTGACCGTGAAAGAGCGGCGACCAATCCTGCCATGTCGCCTTCGCCCCGGTCTCGAGAGACCTCTCGGGGTGCTTGGCAAGCTGAACAACGCCCTCGGGAAGTCCGACGGCAGCGCCGCGAATGTCCCCGAGCAGATTAGCGAGAAGGCCCCCCGCCGACGGGGAGTCCTTCTGGGCAGGGGTCGAACCCTTGCCATAGAAGCCTCCGGTTGAGGAGCCGTAATAACCCGTGATGGTGAGACCCCCTCGCTGGGTGTACATTCGTGGACATGAAGTGGGTCGCAGCCGCCATCGTTGTGCTGGCTATCGCGGTGGTAACTGCGGGAGTCTTGATCTCCCACAGTCACCATTCCGCGAAGAAGTGCCAGGGGTACTACGGCTGCTGAGTCGAGAAGAACGGACTCACGACCTGTGTGGCCCATCCGGGCGTCACGCCGCCGCCGGGGAAGAACGTGCTCCCGACCTGCTGGGCAATGATGGCCGCCTTGGCCGCCGTCATACCGGGTAGCGGATTCCCGTTCGCATCGAGGACATGCTTCAGCACCGCGTTCTGCACGTTCTGAATGTCCGTGGTCGTAGCAGCGCCGAAGGAACCCTTCGGTGAGAGCGTCGTCTTCTGTGCGAGCTGAAGCGCCTTCAGTCCGCTGAGCTGGGCGGCCTCAGCCGCCTGCTGGATGGCTAGCTTGTTCGAGAAGCCCTGCTGCGCGAGCGCGTTGTTCGCGTTCGTGATGTTCATGGTGTTCGTGTCGAGCGTCTGACCGTAGAGCTGACCCCGAGCGCCCTGGGCGTCCTGGAGCGACTGCTGATGGTTCTGTTCGGCCAGCGTGTCCGCGGCAGACTGCTTCGCCTTTGCACTGGCGGACTCGAGCGCGAGGAGCGGGGCAAGGTCGGCGTTGTACTGGTCCTGGTTCGCACCGAGAGCCGTGAGCGTGCCGATGGCGTTCTCACCCGCGTTCGCAACATCCCCCGTGCCTGCGTTGGCCGAGCCTCCGAGAGAGGACTCGATGGCGGCGAGCGCGTCCTTCATCGAACTGATGCCCGCACCGGAGATCGCCGTGTCGCGGCCTGCCGCCGTCTTGCGTGCGGACGCGACCTGTCCGTACCAGTTACCGATGTCGGCCTGGTTCTGCTTCGCCTGCACCGGATCCCGTGCGAGCTCGGTCTGGAGGTCGTGGATCTGGGGGTCGTACTGTGCGCCGGCAGTCTCGTTGGCGAGCTTCGCAGCAAGCGCCGCAGGGATCGGCTGCGTGCCGAGACCCTGCGCGATAGAGCCGAGCCCGCGAAGGTCAACGGTTCCGGCAGGGGACGACGGCGGATCCTTCGATGCCCCCGTCGCGGGGTCGAACGTGTTGATGACCGGAGACTTCGTCTTCACCGTGCCGTTCGCGACGTTCCACTTCTGTGGGTTGCGGTCTCCAGTGATCCGGTAGCCCTTGAGCGCCGCCGAAAGCACGCTGCCCGTGTTGGCGGGGTTGAGGAAGTTCGCGAGTGCGAGCTTCGTCTTGTTGTCGAGCTGCCCCGTCGGCGCGAGGTCGTAGCCTCGCGACTTCAGGAACTTCTGGATCTGCGGGACGTTGATCTGGCCGACCTGTAGGCCGCCGTCCTTGATGGTCTTCGCGCCGGGGAGAGTCAGATCAGGGATCGGACTTCTGACCGTGCCGACACGAGGACCACTGACGAGCGGAGACTTCGGCCGCGTGTCGTGGCTCACAGGTACGCGAGGCGGGGGAGTCGTCATCTACACCATCTCCGTTCTGCCGCCAGCACTACCGGCCTTCAGCTTCGTCGTGGTCTTGGGGGGTGTCTTCGGTGCGGGCGAGGCGAGGATTGCGGTGATGATCGCTGGGTCGAGCGTCTTCGCCTGAGCCGCGGGAATACCCCTTGCCTGGAGCATCTTCTGCGCCGTTGCCGTTGCGTTACTGCTCGGCGTAGTGGGATCAGCTCCGGTGTCACCGTAGTCTGGGTACGTCACGCCAGAAAAGTCGGCGGGAGTGAACTCCTGTGCCAGAAGTGCCTGCTCCGCAGCGGCCTGCTCTGCCTGCGCGAGTGCAGCATCACGAGAGTACGCCGCGCTGTTCTGCTGGTCGGTGTAGCCGCCGAGCGTTGCGGTGAGGGCTTGCCCGAGTGCAGCCGACTGCGCGCCGTCGTTGTACTTGTCCACGGACTGCGCCTGGTTCGCGAGACCGCCATGAAGGCCGCGATCTTCGCTCGCGTACAAGTCCTGCTGCGACTGCTGTGCCTGCGAGCGCAGCATCGACTGCAAGTTGCCGTACGGGTTCGTCGGATCAACCCGCATGTTCTGGATCGTCCCGTCTGTCGGGTTCACGTCACCCTGGTAGCCGTACTGCTGGAGCGTGCCGAGACGCTGCTGGTTGATTCGCGCGAGCGTGTTCTGGTACGCCGTATTCGCGTCGAGATTCGGTTGCAAGTACCCGGACGAACCAGATGCGCCAGGAATCGGCGCGGCGATAGGAGCTGCGGCGCTCATCTATGCCTTCGTGATCTTGATGTAGCCGGGCAGCTTCGTACCAGCACCGCCAGCACCAGCCAGCGCGACGAAGTTTGTTGCCGAGCTCTCCCAGATTCGGATGTTGTAAGTGTGCGAACCCGCGGACGGAGTGAGCCGACGCTTCAATGCTCCGAGTTGGTCCGAAGTTGAAGCAACCACGGTGCCGTCATAGAGGCGGCCAAGGTCGGTTGCGACATCCCACAGGTTGATGCCGTGCGTCGCGCTCGAACCGCCATGCACGTATCCAGGAGAGAAGAACTCGATGTCTACCGCTGTACCGTCAAAGGTGACCGCCCCGGCAGATACGACCAACGTTGCGGCGGCCTCTGCAACGGTGTTGGCTGAGACGCTCGCCGTGAACTCGACGTAAGCGAGCGTAGTGCCGGGCGGCTGCACTGCGACTGCGCCCGCTCCCAGCGATCCGATGACCTTCCCGGAACCAGGATCGGTGAGAGAGTTGAGGCCGATCTGCGTAGCACTCGAGCGAACCCAGGTCGAGCCGTTCCATACAGGAACCTCACCAGTGACAATGCCGGAAGGCTTGCCCACTCGCGCTGCGATGAGCGTGTCGAGCGTGTCCATCTGCGCGTTAGACCCGAGACCGGAGGGCGCATCTACGGACGTGTTGAACTTCGGGATACCAAGCGGGGTCGGAGAACCCGTAGCGTCAGTGGCGATGGCGACCCTCCTTTCCTATGCAGCCTTGAAGATGATCTGGTCGAGGACGACCGAGAGATTCGAGCTGGGGGCGATGGGCGTAACCGTGCCGTCCGAGCCGACATCGACACGTCCCGCCGCACCGTTGGAAAGCACGAGGAACGGGATGGCGGCGGCTGGCCGATACATCGGCGGCAACGTGAACGCGGCACTACCGAGCGTGCCCGTCTTGATCGTCCCGTGTAGGCGCACGTAGCCGTCCGGGCCGAGCAGGAAGCTCGCGTTCGCGTACGGCGCGCCGTAGTTGACCCACGAGTTCGCGAAAGCGGGCTGTCCAGTCGTGCCAATGAATCGGAACGTCTTGTAGCCCTGGAAGTCCACGAGATCCTGCACCGTGAGCTTGTTCACGACCGTGAGCTCTTCAGCCTGGAACGACTCGAGCGCCGTCACCGGGTAGAGCTGAAGCTGCTGCTGAAGGAAGCGCGTGAGCCAGGAGACCGTGAGATCGCCCAGCGTTTGCTCGCCGGCGACCGGCACCTAGCTCACCCGCCCAGGACGCTTCAACTTGTAACCGACGTGGTACGGACCGACCTGCAAGCGCGTGATCGACGACGTGCTCTGCCACAGCCGGAAGCTGATGTGCGTCGAACCCTTCTGGAACTTCACACGCTTCGGCTGGAACACACCCTGGATCAGTGAGTTCCACGTCGCGAACTGCGCCTTCACGTTGTCCCACGTCGAGACGTTCGTGCGAAGCTGATCCCACGTCAGCACCGACGACGGGAAGTTCCCTGTCAGCGTCGTGCCGATCTGGTTCAGCCCGAGAACGGCGTCCACGTTGATGTTGCCGCCCTGCACGAGGTAGTGCAACATGAGTTGCTTGAACTTCTTGAGCCGCGTGCTGTCGCCCGCGTCGAACTTCTTAGACTCGAAGAACCAGTCAGGCCCTGGAGCAGATCCCGCGAGGGAGAGATCGCAAGTGATCGGATCAACACCCTCTTCGTTGAAGAGAGGCTCGCCGTCACAGATGAAGGCGTGGTCGCTTGAGTCGCCGGACACCTGCCCATTGACGAGGTACCACGCGGTCTTGCCTGCGCTCGACGGAAGCGTCACCGCCCCGCGGATGTTCAGGTTCGTCGCAACCGTGATCGCGAGCGAGTTCATGTTGAGCACGAACGTCATCCGCGTCGGCGTCGTAGACGTGTTGCCCTTGATGACCGCAACGGTCGGGGAGACACTCTCCGCGAAGAGGAAGTAGTGGTCGCGATTGACCATCGACCACAGCCGGTACTTCGTCGGATCGAGAGTCCTGATCGTGTTCTTCCAGTAGTCGCCCAGCTTCGGGGCCGTCGGATCGTTCGTGAGGTTGCGAACCTGCACCCCGTCGAACATGTGGATGCCTTCGCGTCCGGCCCAGACAACGCCGCCGCCATATGCCTGTACGGACATGGCGCTGAGGGTCCCGTCGTCCTCGAGCTTCTTCGGTGAGAAGGTGCTCGGGGAGTTGCCGGTGATGATGAAGGTCTCGTTCTCCTTGAAGACGAGCAGGCCCGAGTTGGAAGGGGCCATCGCGCGGATCGGTTCGTCCACCGTCGCTGCGCTCGTCACATCGTCCCAGTCGCCATCGAAGGCGCTGACATCTACTGCCTCGGGGTCAGACGGATCGCTGAACCACACGCGGGAGGTCTTGAGGAAGTCGCCGCCGTTGTTCGCGTACCACTGGCGTCCCGCATAGGTCGCATTGATCCAGCCGACCTTGCTGACGTTCGCTGTCGTGGCGATATTGAAGTCTGCGTCCACGCGCATAGCGAGGTACGCATCCGAAGCCATCGATACGGCAGCGTTCGATGCAAGCGTCAGCGAGATGTCGCTCTGAACCGAGGAGACCTTGCCGATGAAGCTGCCGTCATTCGCGCGGTAGAGCTGCCACGTTCCCGTGCTCAGCCCCTGCGAGACGAATTTCGTTGCACCGCCCGTTACGGTGGTGGTAGTCGTATCCGTCGTGATGCGCCCGGTGACGACCTTCGGGTAGAAGCCGCGCAGAGCCTGGAAGGTGGCCGCCTTCGCGGTGGCCGCGTACGGCGAGACCTGTGAGAGCGTGAGACTCGTATCCGAGTTGACCGACTTCACGAGGCCGATGAGCGCTGACGAGTAAGGGTCATCCGTGTTGGCGAATAGCCAATGCCCCGGCGCGACGTTTGCGGTGAAACCACTCGGTGCAGTGACCGCGGCGGAACCGCGGGCAACCGTGATCGAGCCGGCTGAGTAGTTCGCCTTGTTCGCGCCAGCCCACAGCGCGAGATCCTGATTGGGACTGTTCGCGCCGTAGTCGCTCGAGACCCCGATGACGAGCACGCCGTTGAGGCCCGGCTTCGCATCGACGATGCGATACGACGAACCCGACCCCGGTGTGGTCGGTAGCGGATGAGGCCAAGCGAGGTCTGCGTTGACCGTCGTGAGGTCGTCGCTGAGCACGCTGAAGAAGCCGTTGGATCCGTCGCCGTTGAGCACCGCGTACTTGTCTGCGCCCTGCGGGTTGAGCGTCATCACGAGACCCGTGCCGGGCCGCGTGAGGCTTGCGACCCCGGTGACCTTGCGGACGGGGCCGCGCCTGCGCGTGAGGCCCGGCAGATCGACGAGGCCGTCCTGGATGTAGCGCGCCTCGGTGTCCGCCAGCTCCTGCTGCGGCAGCGCGAGGTTCATGCCGCCGGGCGCGCCCTCGAACGTCTCCGTCAACATGCCCGGATCGTTCGTCAGTCCGAAACCGGCCGGCAGCGCGGGGTTCGCCTTCGCCATCAGGCATCACCCCTTTCGCTATTTAGATAGGCCAGTACTCGTCGTCGAAGTCATCGGGATCAACCACATGCACGTACTCGGGCTCGTCGTGCTGCTTCGCCATGAGTGCGTCTTCCATCTGCGCGAGCACGTTCTCGTAGTGCGCCTCGAACCGCGCCGACAGCGCGGAGTCGTCGTCGAGGTCGTACAAACGCATGAGCGCGCGGAAGACGATGGCCTCGTGATAGTCGGCGGGAAGTAGGAAGGCCGACTCAGCGTCGGATGCTCCGACGTTCGGGACCATCTGTATGTACCGCTGACGCAGCGTCTGCGTCGAGGGCGGCACGGGCCAGAAGTTGAGCGTGTTGCCGACGAAGTAGTAGAGCTTCGGCGTGCCCGCTAGCGTGATCTGCGAGGCGTGCTTCTCCTCGAAGTCGTCGGTACGCCGGAAGTGGATGCGCTTGCCTGTCGTCGTGTCCATGATCTTCTTCACCGCGCGAAGATCGGTCGCTGCGTTCGACGGTGTTGCGTTCACGCCGTCGAAGGTGAGCGTCAGGAGCTTCTCGAGGAACGGCCAGTTGTTCCGGTAGCAGATGTTCTTGTGCGACTGATTGATCGCACGCAACTGCGCCGTCTGACCAAGATCCGAGAAGCCGTGATCATTGAGCTCGGTGATGATGTCTTGAGGGGTGATGGCTACACCATCCGGGCGTTCGGGTTGCCGAACACCACGCCAGCCGCGCCGCCGCTGGCGGCAGCCGGGTTGTAGACGACCTGCCCCGACACGGGATCGAAGAAATGGCCCCCGCCGAGCGGGATAGCGCCGCCGCCTCCGTACTGCATGTTGAATCCGTCGTCGTTAGCCACGCTCGGATCACTGGGGGCGTTGAACACGAGCGGAGGAGCGCCGGGGATGCCGCTGTCGATAGAAGAGCCATACGCCGGGCCACCGGGCTGACCAATGGCAGGCCCAGTCATGGCGGAACCCTCAGCGGCCGTGAAGTGCTGCGGAGCAGCGGGGAGCTGGGGCGATGCGCCTGCCGTCGGAATCGGCGTGCCTGAACCCGAGGACAGCAACGGCGTGCCGTGCGGCGAGTCGATGGGTGCGCCGAAGCCCTGACTGACCTCGTCGGCCTTCGGGTTACCGAGGATCCCGAGCCGTGCGAGAACGCTCGGCAGGATGTTCGTGGACTGCGTGGACTGTGCGCGCGGCATCGCGTGCATCGCGGCCTTCAGGCCGGTGCCAACACTTGCGGCTACGCCCTGCTGGCTCGCCATGTTGCCCTGTGCCTGCTGGCCGAGCTTCGCCATGAGTTGCTTGCGGCGCTGATCGGGACCAGTGACATTGACTGGTGAGTACATTTAGCCCTTCCCTTCTGGCACGAAAATGCGGGGACTCGGATGCGAGCCGTCTTTGCGCGCAGCCCATACGAAGGCTTCAGCGACCTCGCCCGTGGCGTCGTCCGCCAGCCGAGCCTGTTCGCGGCGCTTCTCGGCGTCACGACGTTCCATCGCGACGGCGAGCTTGCCGCCGTGCCGGCGCACGTCTGACTTGTAGAGCCTCTCGGTGATGATCTCCCGCGACGGAAGTTCCGGCCCGAGTCCGAAGATCGGCACGGTCTCACCATCGGGGCGCTTGAGCAGGACGACCCAGTCGCCCGTTCGGTCGTTCTTACCGAGGCTGAGGTTGGCGTCGTAGTCCTCGACGGCTTTCGTTGCCTCGCGGATGTTCGCGGGCACAAAGCCCTGACCTGGGAGCCACAGCTCCGCAGGCTTGAGTCCGAGTACTGACGACAAGTGCGCCTCCTATGCAGACGTGTGTGAAAAGAAAGAAGAGCCCGGCTAGGCCCCAGCGTTGAGCCGAGACCCAGCCGGGCAAGTGCGCGTGCGCTGCTACGAACAGCGCAGCAATCCAGCCACCGAAGCAACTGGAGGGGTTTGGACTGAGTGGCTTAGAAGCCTGTGTCAGTCAGGCCGGACACGACGAAGTGCGTGTTCCGACGGTCAACGCCCATGTTGGCGTACCTGAAGAGGCCCGCCTGGTAGGCATCGACACCAGAAACCCATCGGATCGTCAGACCGTCGCGACTGAGGAAGTCCCAGTCGGCGGGGCTGAAGAGCTTGATGTGCTTCTTGTGCAGACCGAGCACCTGACCCCACGGAGCGTGGCGGTCCGGGTAGAGCTTCACCGGGGAACCGTTCGCAGCGAACGAGACCTCCGAGAAGCCGCCCTTGAAGTCGGTCTGGTTGATGAACTGCACGAGGGACTTGAAGTCCGAGGTCTCGAAGAGACGACGGACGAGACCCGGCGAAGTGATCGCCACGACCTCACCCACGTTCGCCCCCGCCGCTGCGGCCTGGTTCCAGACCTGCATCAGCGTGGACAGGGAGATCGCGCCGCCCGTCGTGTTGGCGATGTTCTGCCAGAACTTCGAGCCGGCTGCCGCACCGTTGATCGTGCCGACCGTGTTCGCCGCAGTGGAGATGACCTTCTGGAGGCCAGCGTCCATCTCGCGGTTCACGTAGGTCGTTGAAGGACCAGCGTTGCCCTGCACGAAGATCTTGCTCGTGCCGGTCGGCGTGATGGTCGAACCCGACACGACGATGCTCGGCACAGACGGGTCAACATCGGTGATCGTCACGTTCGCCGCAATGGACTGCGGGTTCGCGGTCGTACCAATGTCGATCTGCTGGTTGACGTACAGGAAGCCCTTGACGATGGGCTCCGAGCTGGAGAGCGTCACGGTGTTGCTGATCGAGTTGCCCGGAAGTGCGGCAACAATCGCGTCACCCGTGCCGTAGATCTGACGGGCGAAGCCCATCTTGAGGTCGTCCCGGATACCGTCCAGTTCGACCTTCATCGCCTGAAGGAAGGCACCCGCCTGGGATGCGGTCTTGGCGATGGACTGGCCCGAAACCTGGACCACTCCGTAGTGATAGGCGAGGTCGTACGTCGCCTGTGCGAAACCCTGCGAACCTGCCGTCGGAAGGTTCTCGAGCTCTCCGCGTGACCCAACCGCGCCTGAGCGCGCCGAGTGCAGCGGAAGAACTGCCTTGAGACCTTCGAGGTTTTCTGAAGTCCACCCCAGGAGCTGCTGAACCAGGATCTCGTTGTTGAGCTGAGACTGGATCGGCCCGAGGTAGAAGTTCTTCATGATGTTCGACAGGGTGGTAAGAGTTGCTCCACTCATGTCTAGTCAGAACTCCCTTGGGGATTGTGGTGTTGGTCAACACCGCGCCCCGGCGGATAGACGGGAGTTAGCCGATGGTTGTGATGCCGGACTCGTGTGCGTACGCGAGCGCGCCCTTGAGCGCCTCGTCGAGGTCCACGAGCGGCTCGGTCTGCGTAGAGATCGCAGACGAACCGTCAACCGGCGCAACACCGCTGGGTGCCTGCTTCGTGTTCAGGTACCGATCCAGGAGTGCGTTACCAATTTCCTTGTAACGCTGCTCTGCCTGGAGCAAGTTCCCGTCGAAGAAAGCTGACAGCTCGTACACGGCGTCGATGTCGCCCTGCTGATAGCCAGGGTTGGACTGTCGAATCGCCATCTCCTGCCGCTGAAGCTCTCCTGCGAGAGCCATCTGCTGATAGGCGAGCTGCTCGGACTCGAGCCTCGTGTTCCGTTCCGCCTCGAACGAATCGAGACGAGCCTGGAGCTGCGAGACCTGCGTGCCCTGTTCGATCAGCGGTGCCAGATCCGGGTATTCCTGGGCGAGCTTCGCGAGCTGATCAGTCAGCCCCTGTCCCTGCGGTGTGACGGCCTGCTCGATCTGCTGGGCTGCTGCCGCCGATGCCTGCACCGGGGTGTAGCCCTGTTGTTCGAGTGCCTTCGTGAGTTCCGCATGGAACTGCGTAAGCGCCTGGGGATCCTGGAGGGTGCGATAGAGCTCGACAGCCTGTGTGACCGAGTTGAGGTCACCGAACTGCTCGAACTGCTGCCGCTGCGCTGCCACTTCCTGCGTCTTGCGGGTGTACGCAGCCTGAAGCTGCTTCCATCCGTCCTGAAGCTCTGGTGCCAGCGTGTCGGGGTTGAACTGTCCGCCGTCGAAGGTATCCGCGGCAGGATCGGGAGGAGTGGTCGGATCGACGGCGGGAGTCTGCGCGACGAAGCGACCCATCGGGTCACGGTCCTGGCTGGGCTGTACCGGCGTGGCGGGGGTTTCCCCCTGGGGAGTCACGGGAGCGAGCGGGGCCTGCTCGACGGGAGTTACAGGTGCCGGCGCGTCGGTGCCGCCGTCAGACTGAATCGCACCTTCGAGTGCCGCGGTTGCGTCCGCGAGTGACATTTCAGAAATGGTTGGTTCTCCTTCGTCAGAAGAGTTCCCGAGGGACTGCTCTTCTATTTAGGAGCGGGAAGTGCGAGCACTTCCGCATCCACGATTTCGTATTCGCGATTCCGGGCGAGTTCACGTCCGGCTTCAACGAAGCCCTGCATCAGTTCGCGGATCTCGTCCGCGCCCGGCAGGTGGTGCTCGTGTGAGACCTTGTCGGTCAAGCCACGAGCACGGTCGATCTTGTCGGTCAAAATGCCGACAGTGACGTTCAGTTCGCTGATCTTCGTGGACTCCGGGATCAGTGTCTCGATCCTGCGGAGCGCCAGGTTGCGGACGCGCGAGGCGTCGTCAACGAACTCCCCCGCCGCAACCTCTACGAGTTCGGTGTTGGGGGGTTTCTCGAGAAACTCGTCGCGCCAGCGACGAACGGTGTTCTCCGGTACGCCGGTCTCACGACTGGTGCGTTTGACGTTGCCGTCATTCGCGCGGAGAACGACGTACACGCGAGCCTTGTCGGTCTCGGTGTACGTCGCTCTACCTGTCATCTAGTGAGTCGCCTTCGCGGGCGCTGGACGCCTCAACTGCGCGAGCTTCTCCTGGTGGAGTTGCTCGGCGTGAGCCATCTGCTGAGCGTGAAGCTCAGCGGCCTGCTGTGCGGCCTGCTGCGCTTGCGTCCCCCGGTGAGCAGAGAGGGCCGCCTCGTGGGCGGCCTTCGTCTGCGTGAGAACGTGCTGATCCTGCGCCTGCTGGATCTGCTGAAGCTGCGAGTGCTGGTCGAGTTGCGTGTTGCCGCTCGACTGCGCCGCTGGCTTCGTCAGATCGTCGGTCACCCAGGTGTCGAGAGGCGGCTGAGCCACTTCGTCGTCGGTCACCTGGACACCGCTGCGCTGGAGGATCTCGGCCATGACCGGAGCACTTGCCGTGCTCTTGACCTGAAGCGCCACACGCGGGGCCTGCGTCGGCACCTGCATGAGGAACAACTTGTAGCGAGCCTGGAACATGCCCGAGTAGCGGTCAACGAACCGCTGCTGGATTTCCGGCGGCAGTTCCTCGAACTCGGCGGATGTCATGAACCGCTTGAGCACGTCGATGTGCGTGTCGTAGTCCTCGTACATCTGCGGAGCGACCGAAGCCTGCTCGAGCGTCTGCTGCGCCCACTGCATCTTCTGCTGCGGCGTGTCAGGTTGACCATCGCCGTCGGGGTCAGCCGTCGGATCAGCCATCACCTGCTGTACCTGCTGAAGGGCCTGCTGGTACGCCTGCACGTTAATGACCTGCCCGGTCTTGAGCTTGTCGATGGTGCGGTACGCCTGCTCCTCATCGGACTGCATCTGCGCGTTGACGCCGTTCATGTCCGCGATGTCGAGGTACCGCATCGCCGTGCGCTCGTCGATGAGCTTGTTCGTGAGAAGGAACTCGATCCGGGCCTGCTTGCCCGCGCGGGTGCGCGGCAGACCTGAGCCTGCTTCGGCGTGGAAGGAGAAGCCGCCTTCGAGATCGGCGTTGAGGAACTTCTGCACTTGCACCGAGCCGTTCGCTCCCCGGATCTTCAGGAGGCGGGGCTCGGTGTAGTACTTCTGCGCGAGCTTCACCATTAGCATCCCCGCGAGGGCGAGCGAGTCCTCAATGCGCGCGATCATCGGCGCGATCTGGTCAGCGACCGTCTCCTGGATCAGGTCGATGCCCTCACCCGAGTCGATCCGTGCGGGAAGCTGGTCCCGCTGGCTCGGCATCCGGTTGAAGAGCCGGTCGAGCCGCGCCTGGATGTCGCTGATGTGCGTATACACGTACGACGGGATCGCAGGGATGTCGCGCCACTGCGGCACCGCGCCGTTGATCGGCACGTACGTGATGACGCGACCGGGCTCGTTGCTCAGGCGGTCCTGGAGCGAGCCTGCCGGCGAGAGGAGCTGCGGCTTGAGCGTCAAGTTCTTGTGCTCGACCACCTGCGAAATCGACCTGTTCAGCTCCTTCTGGAGCGGGCGGGACGGCGTCGTGATCGGGATGTCGAGCGCGCTGTTCGGGCGCTCGATGCCGGGGAAGTGGATGAGCGGAAGATCGGTGAACGGGTACGGCCAGTCCGAGTCCTCGAGAACCATGTTCGGACTCTCGATCCAGCACACGTAGCGGCCCTTCGGCACGGCTGCGCCGGGGCGGATGTACATGTGGTACACGCGCCGCACGTTCTGGTTGCGGTTCTCGGAGGAAGACCCGAGGTTCGTGACGAGAGACTCGTCGCCCGAGCTTGCGTCCGGGCCAACGTCCGCGGCTTGCTTCCAGCGCGCCGCCACGTCGTCCGGCGACATGTGCGCGGTGATGATGCAGTAGGCAGCGTCCTTCAGGCTCGAGTCTGACGAGGTCGGATCGACGAGCACGTTGTCGCCCGGCATCGGCTTGACGGAGATGTCCCCGACGTAGACCGTCTTCTCGAACGTCTTGGGGTCGATGCCGACCTTCCGGAGTTCATCGCGGTACATGTCGAGCGCGTCATCAGGCCAACCGAGTAGAGACTCCCCCGCGGGGTTGACCATAAAGCTGAGCGCCTTGCCGGCGAGCGCGTCCCATGCGATCCACCAATAGCCCTGCGAGAGGGCGGCGTTGAGCATCGAGGTCTGGAGCTTCTGGCCGAGCGCGAGCTGGTCAGGCTGCCACCAGTAGTCATAGAGGGCCTGCGCCATCTGCGCAGCCTTCACGTCGCGCCACTCACCCGAGTCGGGACTGGCGTAAATCTGCGGCTTGTTCTTCGTCTGCTGTGCAACGAAGTGCGAGACGCCGGATTTGATCTGGTCAGACGTGAGGCGCACCTTGTAGCGCGGCCTGTCGCCCTCGTCGGTCGGCTCACTCTGGAGCTGTCCGCCGCCGGGCATGTCCTTGTTCCAGAACGACCACTGGTTGCCCTTGTAGAACTCGCGGTTCAGCGTCCAGTCGATCTTGTCGCGGTGTCGGAGCGTCTCCAGTTCCTGCCGTTTGGAGGCGAGACGTGTTGCATCCGTCAGACTTGCAAGGCTGTAGGACTGCGTCTTCTGATCGGCCACGCTCACCCCCTTTCAACTACTCGATGATGTTGCGGACTTGGCCCGAGCGGATCTTCTCGATGCCCGCCTGGAACTCCAGCTCGTCGATGACGCCTGCCTGGCGCATCGCGTGGAGTTCGTCTTCGTCGTCGGAGATCCAGAGTTCCTGCATCACCGGGGGCGGTAGGTCGGGCACGGCGCGGAGTGCGCCGGCAGCTAGTTGCACGGATGCGGTGGGCGCGCCGAGCTGGGCGCGGAGGTACTCGACCTGTTCGATTAGGAGTTGCACGATGCGCTCGCGCTCAGCGAGCTTGCTTTCGTACAACTCCCGGAGTGCGGTCTCTCTGCTCTTGCGGACGAGGAAGAACATCGAGTTACCGCGGTCCTACGGTGATGACGCCCGCCGTGACGGTGACAATGTGCTGCGTCGTAAACGCTGCGTCCATCAGGTCATCGAGTTGTCGATGGCTGAGGTTCCCGGTGATGGTCGCGACCGCCCCCGAGACCGAGCTCGTCGTGTTGAGCGAGTTCAGCTTCTGCTGGATCTGTGCGTGCAAAGCCATACGGCCTCCTTCGTTATGCGTCGGCCCCGAGTTCGGGGTCGTAGGGGCGCTGCTTGCCGCCCGCCTGAAGGACGTGATCCCAGGCTTGGCCTTGCAGCGAGTCATCGCGACGGATCTCTCCGAACAACGATGCGTCAGGTCGAATCGGAAGAAGCACACTCGCCGCCCCGAGCGCGATCTCTACCGCGTCGAGAAGGTCGTCGTGCTGGTTCTTCTTGGAGGGGTCGTAGGAGACCCACTGGTCGATGAAGTCGGAGTGCTTCTTGTTGATGCGGATCTTGCCGGTCTTGAACAGCGGACCCATGCCGAGGATGCGGTCTTCCTTCTTGCCCTTCGACATGACGCCGACGATGTTCGGCAGGCCCTCCATGCGAGAGGTCATCTGCACGAGCGCACGCTGGTAGGCGTTCGCCTCGATGCCGATGAGTTGCGGCCGGTACTTGAGGAACCACTCGCGGATTTTGTCGAGCTGATCCGGGAAGGGGATCTTCTCGACGTAGTACTCCAACAGGAAGACCTGCGGCTGCGTGCGGTCCTTCGTCAGGCCGATGAGCGCCATCGCGAACGAGTCGGCGGCATCGGCCAGGGAGATCGCGGGGTCAACCCCGATGTAGAGGTCGAGTGCGAGCTTGCCGTCGCGGTCCTTCGGCAGTCCGAGATCCTCGGTCTGCACGTCGGGATTGCCGATGACGTAGTACTTAAGCCAGTCGCCCTGGAGCGCCACGCCGGCCATCGCGTCGAAGGCCGCCATGAACTCCTGACGGAACATGATCGGGTGGTAGTTCTCGAGCGCGTACTCCCACATCTTGCGAGGGAAGTACGGGTTGTCGATGCTCGTGTACTCGACCCGGAACTGGCGCTCGTCCTCGAGCGCCTTGCCTGCGAAGAACATCTCCCAGAACCAGTTTTTGCCGTTCGGGGTCGTCGTCGTGATGACGATGCCCTCGCGGTCGGTGAGCGCCGGGAAGACAACATCCCATGCTTCCTTGTTCGGGATGAAGGCGGACTCGTCGATCCAGAGGATGTCGAGCCCCGCGCCGCGCAGCGACTGCGGATCGTCAGCCGAGCGGAACTCGACGACGCTGAGCAGTTCCTCACCGGGGCCGTAGAACTCGAAGATGCCCTGGCTGCGGTTGTAGCGGTAGTCGCGGTCCTTGACGAGGCCGACGGCGCGGATGACCTCGAGGAAGGTGCTGAGGCTCGGGCGTCCCACGCGGTAGTCCTTCGCGAGTGCCCAGATCCAGAGCGGCCGTTGACTCTCCGTGCCGTGCGCATCCCGGTGGAACTCCTGCGGATGCAGCGCGTAGAAGAGAACCTCCCACGCAGCGGAGAGCGTCTTGCCTCCGCGTCGTCCGGCGACTAGATGCCGGAAGGGAGTGATGTTGCCGTCGAGCAGCGCACCGTGGAACAGCGACTGCCAGATGTGCGGGCTGTACTTGTTTTTCAGGAACCAGTAGAACTTGACCGGCTGGGCCTCGACCAGTGCGCCGAGATGGGCGTCGGTGAGTGCGTCTGCACGGTCATGGCCGCCCGCGGTCAGCGAGCGGAAGTTCAGTGTGGTACCTCCTACGAAGTGATGATCGAGCCGTTCAGCGTGCCGCTGCCCGCCTTGAACAGGAACACCCCGGACGGGCACTTGAGGCCCGGCTTCGGAAACGTGTACGGAACGGACGTGCCGATGGGGCAGCGGACAGACGCGATGGTGTTGCCGCCGGATCCGCCGTCCTTGATGTCAACTTCGACGAGGGCGGTGCCCCCGGACTCACTGACCGTGATCGACTGTACGTAGCGGGCGATCTTGGTTAGATCGACGTTGCCGTTCGTGATTCTGGTGGTAATAGCCACTAGCTCCCCTCCCTCAACGTGTGAATGACTGTGATGGGGAAGCTCGGCGTTGTGCCTCCGGTAAATGCGAAAGTGAACGCGACCCTGTGCGGCATAGACGTGCTGATCCTTCGTGTCCACCTGACCGCGGTCACGGTCGTTTCATCTGCCAACCGAATAGGCCAGTCCTCGCCATCGGGGAATACGCCGGGATCGGTGTCGGGCGCAAGGTCGAAATAAGTACCTGTGGTGTCTTCCTCAGAGTTGTGGGTCGTATTCGGAACCCACACCTGGAACTTCGCAGTGATTACTGCCGTGGTCGGAGCCCCTGCTACGGCCCCTACGACGACCTGATATTCGCTGTAACTTGCCCACTCGCAGCGATCCGTCTTGGACGTGTTGAAGGAGACCGACTGAGGGAAACCCTGCGCGAGCTGATTCGTGACGATGACGCCCATTAGGCGTAGACCCACCCACGAGCTCGAGCCATCACGACCCGCGACTCGTTCAATGTCGTATCGACCCGGCCGCGCGCTTCGAGCGTGAAGTTCATGCCGTTGTCGAACGTCGTCAGCGTCGTCGGCGGCGGCGAGCCTAGGGTGCGAAGAGGATTCTGCGCATCCTTGAGTCCCGCGAGACTTCCGTACGTCTGAGCGCCAATCTGAAATCCGTCATAGACATTGTTGACGATGTCGAAAACGGAGCAGACGTAGACGAGGTTTGACTTGTTCTCGTTGTACGGCCAGTTGTACGTGGCCGCACTAGGGAAGTCCGTAGGGAACCCGTCGGCGTCGAGGATCTGCAACTTATTCGTGCGCGACCATGAACCCGAACCGTCTCGCGCGCTGTTGCTGTAGTGCGCGTAGCGGAACTTGGGGAAGTGCCGGTTACCGTTGAGGTCGGCGTAGTCGAGACCGAACTCCATCGCGCGAAACCCGTTCTGAGCGTACAGCGACCGCCAACCCACCAGGCATTCCCAGGCGATCTTTGTGCCGCCAACCTGTGTCATCCGCTTGATCGCGGAGGCATCAATCCAGTTGTTCTGCACGGCAGTAGATCCGACCCCGTCCTCAATGCAGAGGTACAGCGAGCGCGCGCCTGTGGCTGCTGAGTGAGAGGCGAGAGTGATTGGGCCGGACGGCTCGTTCGCGTTCCAGAGTTGATGCCAGCCGCGGACGCCGTCGTTGAAGTTCGGGTCGTCGAAGATAACGGAGCGGTCAGGTTTGATGCGCGCATCGACCTCACCGAATACGTAGCCGCTCATCTAGCTCACCCCCGTGATCTGTCCGAACCCATCACGGGCTACGGTTCTAGTTGTGACTCCGTCGCTAACCGTCTGAATGACGCCGAAAGCGTTGCGTGTCGCTGTGATCGTTCCGTTACTGGTCGTGTATGACGCGATCTCGCCGTAGCCGTTCCTGCTAACGGAAGACACGAGAGCCGGCACGCCGCCGAACACCCCGGTGCCCGTACCGTCCGCCTTGATGCGATGACGGTCGAGCCCTCCGGTCTTGAATACGATGTCGCCCGAGCCTGTTGAGTCGGGGAGGGCCTCGATAACATGATCTCCTCGTCCGGCGTGATCTTCGGCCATGCGCCTCCCTTCCTCGTCTAGCTAGGGCGTGTCGCGCCGCAATCGCGGCAGCGCGCGGTGTGCGCGGGTTGATCCCGCAGGGCGGGCGTTAGCCCGTCATCGCGGCACGCGCAGTGCCACGGTTCGTTCTTGCGCCAGGGGTGCGGCTTGCGATGTCCTGCGTGTGTGCCGCCTTGGACGTGGCCGATACTGAAGGTCATCTAGCCGAGGTCGTAGTCGATCTCAACAGGCAGGCCGGCGACGTTGTTGTTCTTCGCCTGGATCTGCACAGCGTGCAGACCAGCAACGCGATAGCGCGCCCAGATGTACGCGACATTGGAGACCAGGACAGCCGCCGCGTTCTCGAGCGTCGGTAGCGTGATAGGCGCGAGTGTCGGACCTGCGCTGGTGCTCGTTCCCGTGCTGGGTCCGGTAGCGCCCGGATACGTCGAGGGGTCGGCTGCGTTGTCGCGGTAGGGCTGGACCGTGAGGACTGCGTCCCCTGCTGCGGTGGCTGTCGGCCCGACCAGCACGAGCACGGAGAGGTACTCGGAGCCGCTGACGTTCACGTACTGGTTCAGTGCCGTACCGGCCGCCTGGTTGCCGTTGGATTTTACGAGAGCCATGAGCCTCCTCTCAAAGAAAAGGCCCCAGTCTCGAAGGACTGGGGCCATGTCGGGTGTGAACTGAAAGGGACGGTCAGCTATCGGTCGCTGCGCTGTCGCGATCCGACACGGTCGAGATCGAGGAGGGGCGCGACGTTGTGAGCTTGCGGCCCACTACGCGCCATCTCCAGTCGAGCCCCGGATCGCCGTCAGACACCCATCGGCGGTTCGACCCCGGCAGAGCCAAGCTCGACAACAGCGACCGCGCCACTACGCGAAGCCGGCAAGCCGACCTCGAGCGGTGAAGCAGTAGCCGCCGCCGAACCTCAGCGACCCTGACGAAGCCCCCCGCGTCCAAGCGTGAGACTGATGCGACGTAGACCCTTCGACCAAGCCGTGCGCCAACGCGCCGACATCCAACTGACCATCCCTATTGACGCGCCCGGCCTCGAACCGGGAATGGGGCCTGTCCTTCTCGCGCGTCGAGCTTATGAGGCACCCCTCCACCGTCCGCCGAAAAGGGGGCCTCACCATGTAAATCGACACGGAGGACTTGTTCTACAACCTGCGGACTGAATCTCCTACATTCTGCGGCATCCGGCCTGCGGCAGAGCCGCGCCGGAAGGCCCCGAGCTGACCTCTCCGGTGCCCCGTTTGGAGCCGGGAATGGTGCCCTCCCCGACTCGTTTTCGCGTCGTCGCGACCGAGGCGACCCCTCACTCCCTCCCCTGGCTCAACCATGCCCTTCACAGCACGGTCGGAGGGGTACTGACCAAGGGTCTGTCCCTATATGTCTAATAGGGACTTTCTTATAGGTCAGATACTGACCTGTCTGGTTCACGTAGTGAACCAAAGACAGGGAACAGGTCAGTATTAGGAGGCGCTTGGGGCACTGAAATCTGGTGGAGTTCATTACACGCGAAGCGATGGGACTCCCAAAGGGGCCTCGGGCTCGAGCCTTATATGGGCCACGGCAGACCCTCGGATTGGCTCAACCATGCGGAACAGCGCATCACTGAGCCGAGCTCGGATGACGGGGGCATAGGACAGGAGCAGTGCATTACTGCGGTAATGGTGCGCCCACTGTTGCCCAGGTTGGCGACGTATAGGCCGCACTACCGACTCATGACGCCAGGCACATGGACCGCTGAGCCGCACATGCGGCGGCCTAGGTAGGGCACTTGATGCGCAACCGAATGGTTGCGTTTAGGCACCGCGAGGTCTAGGTGTGCCTGACATTTCCCAGCACATCACTCCTGATGCGCTAACCCGCTGAGACGCTGTAAGACATCAGATGTGATGCCCTAACAGGCCCTACATCGGCGGATCGAGCAGACCCGATACACGACTTTACAAACAAGTCCTTGACAGTTCTGTACAGCTCGTGTACTGTTCCTGATGCAGCGCCAAATACGGAAGCTGCACAAGAGGGACACGGCCTCCTACCGCAGGAAGTCCCCGGCGGACTGAGCTTTGCTTAGCTCGACATCGTCGAAGTGACCACCCCCGAGAGTTACCCGCCTAGCGGCGCAACGGACTTGAGGGGGAGTGACATTGGCAGGAGTCGAGATAGGAGTCGCAACCGTTGCGGCTGCTAGGTCAACTACCCGCCAGGAGGAACCATGTACCCGATTCATGCACAGATGCACAACGGCGCAAGTGTTGCGGATTGGCTCGGTACAGCGGCTATGGCAGCGAGAGTTGCGGCTACTCGGATAGAAAACGTCCGAGACGGCTCGAACATTGAGCAGCCTCGCGAGGCCCTTCGGCAGGCGGAAGCGGAACTAGCTCAGGTGCTGGATGAGTTGCGCGCCATTCGCCATAGCGTCGGCTAGGTACTGCGGGTGACTCCGGACACGTTCGGAGCATCCCGGAGCATCTACTCCAAAACCCGCCAGGAAAGGACTACCCATGTCGGAGCTACGCATCTACGTAGCCTGCCTCGCCGCGTATAACAACGGAATCCTCTACGGACGTTGGGTTGACGCAACGCAGGATGCCGAGGACATCCGGGACGAGATCACGGCGATGCTCGCCGCTTCCCCTATCCCCGGAGCCGAGGAGTACGCGATTCACGACTACGACGGATTCGGCCCGCTGAACCTTGGCGAGTACGAGAGCATTGACCGCATCGCGGAAATCGCTCAAGGGATCGAGGAGCACGGCGAAGCGTTCTCGGCCTACCTCTCGAACGATCCCACGGCGGACACGTTTGACGACGACTACGCAGGCACTTGGGATTCAGAGGAGGAGTACGCGCAGGACTTCGTGGATTCGGTCGGCGGATGGGCGGGCGCGGAGATCCCCGCGGAGCTCGAACCCTACCTCGATTGGGACATGATCACGCGCGACCTGATGATGGATCACTGGTCGGTCAAGTCCAGCGACTACCGGGTACACATCTTCCGTTCGTACTAGACCGACGCACTAGGCCCGCTTTGCGGCGGGTCAACTCATCCCGCCAGGAAAGGACAAAACTAGATGCCCGCGAAGTGTGAGTGTTGCGGCCAGTCAGTCAAGGCGAAGAAAGCCCCCGCGAAGCGTAAGACCATCACGTTCGGCGGGCGCAACTGGCCCGGACAAAGTAAAGAGTACGAGACCAATATGCGCGTGAAGCGCGGCGAGCTGGTCTGGTCGCCGTTCGTGCATATGACTCGGTTCGGGGCGCGCGGGGATTTCGTCACTCCCGAGAACGCGGCCGAATATGAGCTAGCGGCGTCGGCGTGATGGCCGCGCTTCGCGACCTCGAACCCGACGAGTACGACCGAATGGAGATTCACGGCGAATGGCGCGTCCAAACGGACGCGCTTGACGCTTCGCACGACGACTACTGGTCAACCGTGGCGCGGGACGTTCTCGTGCCAATCCCGCCAATGGAGGAGGTCAACTTCTAATGCTCGACATCGACACGCTAGAACTGCTCAAGGGTGGACACTCGGCCCGCTGTGACGACGACGGCGCGCCCACGCTTTGCGCGATGGAAGCGGTCGCGTGGATCTGCAACGAGAAGCACACGGACGCGCCAGCCTGTGTCGCACCGGAGATCGCCGCCTACGTTCGCAGGCTCAACGACTCCATGCCGGACGATCAACGGCAGAGGCTCAAGCCGTTTCTGCCGCGCATGATCGACACAGCCGGCGACGGCAAGCACGTTCAACGCGCGTACCTGTTCGCGGACAACGCGGTGCGCGTCATGGCCCCGCTCGCTCTCGACGCGGCGGGACTCACGAAGCAGGCCAAAACGCTCCGCGAGCTCTCCCCGATCATGTCCGAGGCGACCGCGCGCTCGGCGTACTCGGCGGCGTACTCGGCGGCGTACTCGGCGGACTCGGCGGCGTACTCGGCGGCGTACTCGGCGGCGTACTCGGCGGCGTACTCGGCGGACTCGGCGGCGTCCTCGGCGTCCTCGGCGGCGTACTCGGCGTACTCGGCGGCGTCCTCGGCGGCGTACTCGGCGGCGTGGGA